CAAAAATATCAAGCCTATTATTCTTGAATATTGGAGCGTTACCCTTTTCATAATCAGCCATAAGTCTTGTAAGAACATAATTGGCTGTCTTACCAGTGTTCTCCATAATGGTCTTCATTACAAGATTGCCATCATTTCCACGGACAAGCCTTGATGAATAGAATGGTAGTTCTGACTTGGCGAAATTCCTATATAGGGAAGACGAGCGTTCATAAGTTATCTTTGTAGGTATTATATTTGGAGCATAAACGTCAACCATTGCAAGAACATCCCTTAGCCAAGGTGTTGACTTAGCGTGTTCCCTAAGTGCATCTAAGAACTCCGATTTTGACGTTGTTCCCTGAGTCCATTTAAGGATGCTTGACGCCACTGTACTGTAATCCATGAAATCCCATAAGCCATACTCATCAACAAAGTATTGACCGTCGTCAGTTGATTCACGGATTGTAGATAGAATCGTCTTTACATCGAGAGATACCGCTTTGATGGCCGACTGATGTAGTTTTGTTTCGCCATAAATCATCTCAACTTCACCAGACTCGTTGGCTTCAGGGGAACCATTATCCTGCGAATCATTGCCCTCAACATCCTCTGTTGATTCCTCCTCTTCCAGGAGCTTCCCATCAACAGTAATATACATATGTTCGTTCTTAATAAGCTGCTTGCTTGCGAGCTCTACCATTGTATCATAATTGGCGAGAAACAAATCCATCTCAGCGATAAGTCCTGGATCTGAAAGCATGACACGCGCGTTCTCCAGATGTTGCCTAACAGATGTATACATAAGATCGCTGGCGAATCGCGGAATCATTAGAATATCCTTACGAGACATTTTAGAGAAGTCAATGTCGTCACTGTATTGATTCTTTAGATAACCTTTGGTCTTTGCCGCTGGATCATTTTGCAACAAATTCAAATAAAACGAAAACAGCTTTGCCATCTTATTGGCAACTCTCGTCACCTTTGACGGAAGAATACCAATCTCAGAATCAAATATTGTTGACAAGCCTATGCTTCTTTTATCGTCTCCGAGAATGGTCTGTTTCTTAAGTTCTTTAATTCTGTTCAAAGCGGCAGCAATATCTTCCTGTGTAGCACCTTCAAGAAACTCCTTTGCCGACTCGGTATCCATGTCCTTCAGGAATGAATCAATCATTTCCTTTGAGCCGTCTATGTCGTCAATATTAATAAAGTACGAACCGTCATCTTGATTTGCGAGAACAAGTCTTGCAGCAGAATATTCACTTGAATTAACTAAAGGAATGTATTCTCCACGAACGTTTTTAATGAATATCTTACCATCCTTGTCAATTGTGTACTTTTCCTTATTAGCGTTGTATCGAGGATAGTTTTGTGTCGCCCTCAAAAGAAATGCACCATCGATTACACCTGACATATTTGGGTTGTTCGGATCAAGTTCAGCAAGATTCTGTTGCATCAAGGCTATGTAAAGAGACTGTTGTCTTGCATAACCAAGGGCTGCTTGATTCCAGTAAGAATCTTTATTGTTTGCGTTCCACGTCTTCATATCGATGACATAGAAGCGCTTGTCTTTTGTGTACAGAAGCAAATCAAGTTCTCCTCCTACAGTAACGTTGTTCTTTCCACGTTTAACCACTCCTCCAATGGTTATAGGGCTTGAATTAATTCTCCAATTATCTTTACCGAATCTTTCGTCAAGCATGTCTGTAAACGCCTTAAAATCACGCTTAAGGGCATTAAACTCTTCATTAGAGTAGTTAGGAAAGTTTTCTTGCTTTACGCCTTTTTTAGAAAAATAGTCTCTCGCAAATCTGTCAAAGTCCTTGCCAAGTCTAATGGCCGGATTGTTTTCATCTGGCTGATTTGTATCAAAAGCCATATCGTCTTCGGAGCGTCCCCAAACACCACGTTTATACACGTTTTCAGCGATTGCCGATACGCTTGTTTGTGCCTTTTCCCAAGTACCCGTCTGAGGATTTAATATATAGTATGTATGATCCTTTTCAAAGTTATCGCTCTTACGAATACGTTTGCCAAGTGTTTGTTTAAGTTTTTTTAATATATCTTGAACTTCTTTCCAATCATCTTCATTGATTTGTGAAATGGTTGAATTTATTTGAATATCAGATGGAACCAAATTATCAAAACTAAATTCATGTAAAAGTTCCCCAAGTGCTTGATATAATTGTGGAGTTCTGTCTTTAGTGATGTTTGAAATACGTGTATTAAACAATCCATCACCATTTGGAAACATAATAGTATCATACTTTCCGGTATTAAACTCATTAATAATTTCTTGTAGCTCCTCTCTAATAACACTCTTAAACTCATTTATATCGGCATCGGTCCATCTGCCAGTGGCACCCTTTGCTCCTTGATGATACCACCTTTGTGTACTAACAGGTCGTGCATTATTCAAGCCCCTAATAACAGCAGCTGTCGTGGTAGGGAAGTGATGTCCCTTACCATATTTTTCAGAATACCAACTATTATTAGGAATAATTCCAGAACCGCTATCTCTATCAGTATTATCTGTAAATATATAAAGAATATTTGGATTTTGTTCAGCTTCTTTTCTAGACCAATTTCCTTTATGAATTTGAATATGATTATTTATATCATATTGTTTCTTTTCAGTAGCCGGTTTTACTCGTTTTTCTAAGGCGCTTTGAAATCCTTTTGGAAGAGCAAATGAAATGACTACACCATCATTCGTTTCTCTATTGAACACATTTTCATGACCGATAATTCCCTCAATATACTCGATGTCATCAATGTCATCCTGATCGATTTCGTCACGCTTAAAATAAATAGTATTATCATCAATCCATTGCACATTGTCGCTCAGTGTTCTCTTGAAGTCAGAAAACTCTGCATTTACGTCTTCAAAATGTTCCTTATTAGACGCAATCCAACCAGAAGGATTAATCCAATAGTCGTTTGATGCCTGTTTACGAAATTCAGGGGAATTCAACAACTCATCTTCCGAAACTTCTTGAAGTTTAGGGTTGTCAATACCAACCTTTCGTATTGAGGCCTTTAATTCGTCTTCTGAAATGTGGTATTTCTTTGCGAACGCATCGAATGCCCCACCTTTCTTGATAATAGGACAAAATTCACTCATAATATATTATAAATTAAAATTGTTTAAACAATGCGACAAAGATAATCAAAAAAGCGCAATTGACCCAATGAATTACTACAATCGTACAGCATTGCAACAATCTTAATTATTGACGAACAACATGTCACGACCAATCATGGTAAAAAAAAGAGGCGACAAGCCGTAGCCCATCGCCTCTAATATCACTAAAGTTCCTTGAGTTTTTTCTCAAGCAAAGTTATTTCGTTGCATACAAACCCACGAAACCTTTCGATAAGTTCATTATCATCAATGATGGCATTGATATATCCGCCCCACCTGATATCACGTAATGTGATTCTTGTGTTGCTCATACCGACACCAATTGATTTTCCTTTGTGGTCATCAATAAAGTCAACAATCCTCTTAAGGTCGTCGATCTGCTCGCACAGCCTGTCTACGAGTTTTTTGTTTTCGTGAATCATTGTCTTCCTCCCAATACCAGTTCCAGAACCGGTCATTCCTTTTGGTCCAGACTTCAATGGACGACTTCGACCAGTCAAATCCACCTGAGATGGTGTATTCTCCGCGCTTTCCATTGAGATAGTCTGAGACACCTGCTTTGTTCGTGACATCGTTGTTTGTATACATTTCATGCAAGTACTCGCGAAACCATTTCTGCGCACGCAGATACTTGCTAATTGCTTTTGCTGTTTGTGGCATATTATTAGAATGGTAAATTATTTGCGTTTCTTATTCTCGTGACAACGCTTCGGTATTTTTCGTGTTCCGCAAGAACGAAATGATCTCCATTCGACAAAATAAGCACGACACGACCAGTACCGAAACGTTGAAAGCAATTAATCACGTACGCCGGATTAATATTTATTTTGGCATTCGTACACGTATAGAGTGTTATCAGATTCATTTGCTTTTGTTTTTGTTTGGATTCCTCTGAATACTTAATAAACATCTTTCTACGATTTTCGTGATGACGATGCGTTGCAGAAGTTCTCCTTCCTTTTCTTCGACGAGACATATTTCCTATTCTTAGATTCCAAACTATACAATAATAGATAAAAAACGCAAACAATGACAAGAATAAAACAAAATATCCCAACCATTATTCGATTTTACACAAGATGTCGTGTAAGCTTATCGGTTTGTATCCGTTATTGTCAACACCGACATCATATTGAGTTTTGTAACACATTTCGAGTCTAGGCAAATCACGACTTGTAGAGTCTGGTCCAGAGTGAACGTGACCGTACAACTGTATGTTCCCACGCTCATCACCTCCATAACTCAAGAAAGGTACGTGATTAAGATATATCATTCTGTCGTTAAGGTATAACACTTTTTGGTGCTCAACCTCGCAGAACATATATAATATACCTTTATCGATATATTTCAAATCATGATTGCCAAGTATAAGATGTATCCGCCCGTTAAGGGCTCCAATCAGTTCCCACCATCGTTGTATTCCGTTAAAACAGAAGTCACCAAGATGATATATATCATCGGCTGGTCCGACAGTGGCATTCCAGTTTTCTATGAGAGCGTTATCCATTTTTGAAACGTTCTCATATGGTCTTTTACAGAAGTTTATTATGTTTCCGTGACCAAAATGCGTATCAGATGTGAAAAATATCTTTGTTAGATCTTTTCCATCCATGCGATCACGGAGCCTTGTAGCCTCCTGTACATAAGAAGATTTAGTGTAGTCCATTAGTTTTTAACCATTGACACATGTTTGACATAACGTGTGACATATGAATAGCCTGTTCCTGTTTGATCGTGGATTCGATGACCCATCTCCTGTTGTATGCCCTGAGAAAATACAATTCTCCGTCATAATATGCTACACCGACATCGTGATTGTCGAGTTCATAATGACGCGTATCCTTGTCTTTTCCTATTGAATACGAAGGTGTATATGCCTTATCGTTTCTTGAATAACAAGAAAGGTCATCAATTATCACACGTTTTTTCATCAACACCCGTCTTATCCCTTCTGTCATACTTATCGATTAAAGATAACAACAATGTCCATTGATATATATCAAACGTGAACGGAAGCAACTTGACGTGTTTTATCGTAGGGTCCCTGACATAAACGTCTTCGCCAGCATAGTTTGGCTCGAAATGCCAACGCTCTATATCATAGAACACGTTATTATTGTCATCCTTTACAAAATTGACACAAATTCCGTCTTTTCCCATTGAGCCAATCTTAAGATTGTTTATTTCTTCTTTGGGAACGAAATTTATTCCGTCAACGAACAATTTATACGACGTCTCACACAAATGATTTACATGCATTGTCAATGTTTTTGACATATTACCCCTGATATGCCGCATATTCTTTGAAATCAAGAATGTAACGATATCTATCGAAAAAACTTACTCCAATCAGGCCATGAAGTTCAATGCCCTTATTCGCACGAATCTTAGCGAACAGGTCATTGAGGTTTGCGGTAAGGAATGTCTCTTCAAAAGAGTTGTTTCGATACGATATATTCATCTCTATAAACTCCCCTGCCGAGACAGTACCGTTCATACCAACAATCTTACCTTTCTCATCGGTCTTCTTATAATCAAGCATGTCAATACATCCCTCATTAATATAGGAAGTATTGCTTCCTGTATCAAGCAAGAAATTAAGTTTGTGACCATTATTATTGACAGTTATTATCGGGAGACCGACAAGATTCAATGTTTCAAAGAACGACACTGCTGTTTTGTTGCGTCGCTTTGCTGATATTTTTCTCGATATGAAATCACAAAATAGAATTGCCATGATAATCACGACAACTATGATGAGAATTACAGCAATTACTCCAAGTATTTTCTCTCTCACAATTCAAACACTATACTTGTTAATTGTTAATATTGATTTAAAGGCCATTTTTAGGCCTCCTGAGCGCGTTTTTCTTCGACAGGAGTATGATAACCCATCTGGCGCATTTTCGCGCAGCTACGGCAATATGGAAAGTGTAAATCTTTCCTACTGAGGTTAATCGCGAACTCGTCGTACGGTTTTGATTCTCCGCATTGAGCACAACGCTTAACTCCATTGAATTTCACTGGCGTCATTGTGAATATTTGGTCTCGCGTATTCGCAATCGCATCCTCTAAGGGAATGTCATCATGCCCGTACTTTCCAGATTTTGCGAGAACCGGTTTTTCAGGAGTTCCATTCACGCGGTAAAAACCACCTTTGAAAATAAACCAGTCGCCCGTTTTTATTGGATTTCCGTGTATGTCTGTGAATCCAGTATCCTTAGGCGTCAGCATATCCAACCTCCTTTTTGAACCAGTTTTCAATGCTGTTACCAGAGCTCTCAAGTGACACACCTATAGGAACTATGCGTTCATCAGCAGACATATGAAGATATGTATCCAATTCTTCGGCAATGTCATACGGGTCACGCATACTTGTTTTCCCCATAGACAGTGTTCCGTTTTTGTCAAATGAATCAAACGTCCATATAAGTGGATTGAGAGTGTCACGGTTTATGACAACAAACTGAGACGGCAAGAACGTAAAGTCCTTGAAATATTCGTCTCTTGCAAGAACATCACGAATCACACGATAATAAAGTCTGGCCTGAATCTGATAATTGAACTTAACAAAGGCCCATGGAAACTCATATTCCTTGAAACTTGACGTCTTGAGGTCAATGATTCTCACCGTTTTCGCCTTGTGATCAACTATCAATAGATCCGGCATCACTTTGAATGTTATCTTATGTCCGTTATGTTCATAATCTGATACGAATTTCAGCTGATAGACACGCTCAATATCCCTGTTCGCCTCAAACAAGTCTTCCTTAAAGAACTCTTTTGTAGCCTTGCTGTCAAGAAGTGCGTTATAGCATGCTATTGCCGCTCTTCGCTCACTTTGTGTTACCAGAGTTTTATTCGTCTTTCTTGCGAAATTGATTAACTCGTAATACTGGCGGTACTTGTCAAGTGATGAATATCTTGTTTTTGGAAGATATGTTTTACGATAGCCAATCTTCTGACACGAATTCTCAATAAATTCTTCTGGAATATCAGCGAACTTGTCATAACAATGGCCATATACATCAGCGAGATAGTCCATCATTTCCTTTGTTTTATCTGACGGCATATCCTTGTCTTCAATTATGGCATACACATCGTTAAACGAAGATCTATCGGAAACCATCAAGTCAACCATCTTGCCGAATGTAAGACTTGGAGTTGACAAAGGATCATCCAGATGGTCTATTGATTCAAATCCGCCTTCGCTGAAATGAGACAACATCGAGTAGTGCATCGCGTTCATTTTACGATATTCACTCTCGGTAATATTGACTGACAGATTCTTTATTGATTTAAACGTCACCATATGGCGTCCTCCTCACAGAAACTGTCTGGATTGAGATCGTTTACAACTATGCCGTAATCGTCATCGTCATAAGGGTCAACAATATCTCCGTTGACCAATTCTGAATACATTGAAGCCTCTGAATACAATTTTTGAAGCCACGTGATATTCTCAGAATTTTCATCAAAGTATTTGTCGTATTGCTCGTTGCCTTTGCTTTTGCCGCTAAGCACCTTCTCAACCTTAAATAGCGCGGATGATATCAGATTAACAAGATCTTCAAGTTTTCTTTCCTTAAGAAGACGCTTCGCTATTGGAATGTCTTTTTCGGGCAAGAAATCAATTAGATCTTCAATCATTTGAAGCATTGGTTTCTTCATTGTTTAATGTCTTTAAAAATTCTACAACGCTCCTCGTTTCCCTTAACGTATGCACTTCAATAAAGATAAATCGCTTGCCAGTCATCTCTTTAAGAGACTCAAGCAGCCTGCGAAACATCTTTTTCTTTAATGGATAAGTATCATTTTCTTTTCCCTTTACTTCAAGAAGAACGAGTATTCCATTTATTTCAATAGAGAAATCTGGAGTGTATGTTATGGCCATAACCTTGTCTTGGCTAAGTCCGAACATTTCACTTTTTTGTTTGCGGTCGTAATGCCTGTCATAGCATTCAACAGTGGGATAAAACCCACTAAGCAAATCAAAAGTTCTCTTTTCGTAATCAATGTCAAACCCATTCTCTTTAAGTATAGAGTAAACTCTTGCCTCCATTTTTGATCTGAAGTGTATTCCGTCAATATCGACGGGAGTAGCGTTTTTAATCTTTTTATTCATATGAAAATATTTTTGTCACAAAGATACTGAATAATATTGAATTACGCAATATCAGTGTGACAAAATATTTCCAATCCTAAAGTACATCAGTGCCAAGAATCTTGTTTTCAACACTTACAAGTGATCCGTAGTGGTCATTTGCTCCATTTTGAACACTAATAACTCGCTTCATGAGTTTCAGACCGTCAATAAGCCAATCAAGAAAGTCTCCTTCATATACACTTGACAAAACGGTTGTCAGGTCAAAATTAAGATCATTTATATAATCTAACATGAACGAAGCATTTGCATCCTCTGATATGGCTCTCTTGTATTTTTCAACAAGCATTTTGGTGAACTCCAGCTGCGCGTTAAATATCGCAAGCCAAATATACACCTTTTTGAAGTTGTCTGTTGGTCTGAGGAATCTGAACTCAACAGTCTTTGGAGTCTTATAGCAGACCATATTGACAAGATTGAGTCCATAATATCTGGAAGATATATTCCACTTGGAAGTTCTTTCGGGATCCCTTGGATGTGGTTCTGACAATGAACCCTTGAAATCTTTACCAGTCACGCCGTGGAATAACTCATCGAAACTTTCGTATATCGGTGTCTTCTTGCAGTAGCTTTTGCCGTTAGACTTATAAAGCTCTGTGTTAAATGACCATTCAGGCAGAGTAAACAGATAGTTTGAATCCTCAAGTTTCTTCTGTACGCCGGCCAATGCTGCGATATATTCCTGTTTTACCGGAAACCCACCAAGGTGAATGTGTAACGCGCACTCCTTGTTAAACATAGTGTATTTGGTCAGGTCATCCATACACTGTTTAAGTGTATTCAATCCGTCATTTCCTTTAAGAACAATTGTTGAGTATTCTATTCCAGAAATACTTCCATCTCTTAACGGAATAAGGCCATCTATGAATGTCCTATCGCAAGGAACGTAACCGCAGGATGTCTCAAACTCAATGCCAAACGTGTATTTAAGCTTGTCGCCAAGAGTATATGTCTTGTGCTGTTCGACAATGTGAGAATCATTGAACCTACCTAGATTATTCAATGCCTCATACTCTCTTTCAATGAGATATGGATACTGACCATTACCCATGACGGCAGTAGCCATGGCAATTGTTTCTGGAGTAGACTCAAATATGAACCTGTAAAGCCCTATCGAATTGTCAAAATGCAATACGTCTTTAAGCTCTTCATATGAATGACCATAAACACGTGACATATTGACATATTCATAAAGTCCAGGAATTCTCAGCTTCGTACAGATAAGCACATTAAGAGGAGACAGTGGAACCCATCCTACAACAATGGAGTTCTTTGTGGCCTGCAAGATTCCTCTGACATATCCATCACGATCTTGTCTTGAATCTTCGGAAAGATTATTTATTATTTTCAGTTTCATTTACGGTTGAATCTAAAAAGTCATCAAGTAATTCCATATTGATAGGCTCTTCGCTAAATTTCTTATAGATGTTCTCTCCTACTGAATCGGCGATAAGCGTTGAAGACGATACAGCACCGGCTTGACACATAATTGACCTACCGGCAAACAGTGGAAACATTGTACCGCTAAACAGCTCACATTCGGTAGGCGTGACATACTTATGAAAGGTGGGAGTACCGTCATCACCAAGGCTAACCGCCGGCAATGGACTTAAGTACCTCACAAGGGAGTCATATTTCTCGAAAACCTTATCTTCAGTCAACTGCATTGTCACCATAAATTCTATCAAGAAGAATAACGCATCTGCATTCTTAATGAGAACGCCATTGAAGAAGAACGCCTCAAACGCATTGGCTGTTCTTGCTGGCACGATTGAGCCGTTGTCAACAACATAATACAACCCATGCGCGACATCATCTCCTTCGTAATACAGCATCGTCTTGGAATCAAACGTAAGCTTACCATTGTTACCAGACGTCAACAGGTTTGTTGGGGTGTTATTATTGTTTTTGCCTCTGTAGTAATCGTAATAACTCTCCTCGTCATCAAAATCGACATTTCGATTATATCCATAATAGTTATAAGCGGCGCTCGTATACGATTCTTTCTGATAGCACTTGCTCCTGTCGTATTCCTTGACAACAGCAAAATCTCCATCAGGATTTACTGTATAAAGTATATTCCCATTAGGAAAATAAATGTTTTTGGCAAATGCCTTATCAGGAAATAGAGTAGCAAGCGTAGAATAGATTGAAGAAAAATAGACCTGCTGGTGAGACATCGTGAAGAACAATGGTCTTTCTTCAGTGGCCTTTGTCGAATAACTATACTCTTTTGATTCTCCCTTGAAGAAATACGACACAGGTTTTCCGGAACGATAATCGACAGCGACAAATACAGCCGCTCCGATATATTCCTCAATGGAATCAAATCCGTGACGATAGAAAATATGCGCCATGATTTGAGAGTCGCTCATATGAGCGGTATCCATATCTGGCAGATATTTCTTTGCGAGAGCGGTATGATTCACCATTGTACCATTATGGATAAAGACAAACTCCGGTCCGTTTTCTCCATTAATGATGACAGGTTGAGCCAACTCAGCCTTCACTCCACCGACAGAAGCCTTTCTGTCATGCCCAAGAGCGATTGTAGCGCTTTTTGTCTCTTTGATAAGTTTTGATTGATACCAGAAATCGCCGAACAACTTAAGCTTATCGACACCATATTCGTACTGTCCGTCAATGAATATGCCGCAAGAATCGCCGCCTCGGGCGTCATTTGCGACACCCAAGGTAACGAATGCTCTTTTGTCAAACGGTTTCTGCCGTTGGCCTATAAAGCCAAAGATTCCACACATTACAATTTATTCTTTATGGTTCCTAATTCAGTAATAAACGATTTTGCTTGGTCAGCCATTGCAGGGAAATTTTTGAAAATGCTTCCAAACACATCTTCAAGCACAGCATTTGCGAGTTTCTCATCGCTTTCATTGATGGCCTGAATAACCATCTCTGCTCCGGCGTTATACTCGAAATTGTTATTATAGGCAGCAATCGCAAGCATGACACCGTCCCAGACTAGCGACATGAGATCGTTGGTGTCATACATCTTTGCCGACAACACTCTATACTCAATGCCATACGGCGTAAGCCTGAAACAACCGGCTTTGCCGTAAAGACTGCGGCGACGATCATCCTTGTCGATAAGTATTGATGGCAAGCCAACAAACACATCCATGAGTTTCAACAATTCGATGCTTGACTCGTAACTCTTCGGATCATAGCCAAGATGAATATGGCATCCGGCAGATCTGAGGTTGGTGCTTTCTCCGCAAGGTTTAGGATTGGAGTCTTCTGTATAAGCATTGAAATCGACAGAGCATCCGAACATCTTGGCTTCAGGAGACCTTAATTGATCGCTTCCGACCATTTCGCTGGCAGAGCACTTGATATTCAACTCAGGATTGACATTCTTCACGAACTTACGAATATAATCCTTCATGTAGTTCATGGCATTAATGAACTCATCCTTGGTTTTGCAAGGAGGGATATTGAATTCAGCAAGAATGTTGTCTGTTTCAATGCCGTAACCCTCTGGCATGTCTTCGGCGCGATAGGCGTCACCTTTCTCGCCAGGGATTAATCCAATCGAGGAGACCACCTCTCCGGTTGTCTCATTAATGATAAACATCTCGGGGTCTGCCCCGACTGTAAATTCTTTGATCATTTGTTAGCCTTTGATTTGTTTTAACAACTTTTCAATCATTTCGTTTTCGTACTGCACAAAAGGACTGTTTGGAGACATCATTTCCGGATGTCCCTGAATGCCGAAGCTGACTGGCCTTCCCTCTTTGTGAAACAATACGATTTCAGGTTCACCAAAGTCCTTTATTACCTCAGGATCAATACCGTCACCAGCGTAATAAAGACTTCTGTTGTGTTCTGATATGCCAAGAATGGTATAGTCTCTATTTGACATATCGAAAGGATAGACCATTTGATGATGCAGCGATGAAACCATGAATGTATCTCCGGTTTCGAGAATCTTCACTGTATGGTCTGGTCCAGCGTGATTTGTGGTATCCTGCACAAGATTGCCTCCATTAAGAGCACAAAATAACTGCAATCCGCGACAAATACCGATTGCCAACTGGTCTGGCCTCATGGCTTCATAGAACTCCTTTTCATAGATATCTCTACGAAGGTTGGGCCATGTTGCTTCTATGGCTTTCTTACCATAGATTGATGGATCTACGTCAGCGCCACCTGTGAAAAGGACAATGTCCGCTTCTTGAATGGTATTGACCAACTGTTTGTTCTTTATGGGATGAGCATATCCGGTGCCCATTCCAACAACGTATACTTTTCTTGTTTTGTTCATCATTCACTCAAGTATTTATAGGTGTCATTGATGATTCGCTTTGTGTCGATTCTCCAATCGAGACTCTCTTTGTCAAGTTTCCACTTTCCGGACAAAATTAAAGACGCTATTCTGGCGAACAATTCCACAATTTCGTCATAACGATTAATGAAATCACTCATTTCACGATAATCGCCAAAAACTGAAATTCTATCAGAGTCGTTGATTTTCACTTCCAGATTCTCAATGAACAAGTCTCTGCAAAGATTGCACCAAACCATGTCTATGAATTCAAGACAATCTCCATAAGTATACTCTTTGAGATCTGCTGGAACTTCTTTTTCATGATCGTACCGTTTGCTTGAATAAATGCTTGTATTGACGAATCTTTTAAACATTTTATTCATATCGCTGAACCTGTCTTTCATTTTTGGGAAAGACAACCTTCCTTCATACATATCCGTAGGAAATACACACATGTCGGTCGAGCCCTCACTAAACCGTAATGAGCTATATACAAGACTCATTATGGTAAACAGAGACAGATTCTTGAACTCGGTTCGTTTCTTCAGTTCATATACTATGCCGGTATAAAATTGAGCTCGTCCGTCATATATTTGCCTTATCCATTGAAGTATGAACGCATGAATAGGCCTTATGGCATCGATTGTAACGTGCAGGAGAAAACCCGTTAATTCACGATAATCTATTTTGGTTTCTTTACAACTATTTTCTAAATAATGAACGAAATTACCATCATTTTTGAAAAGATCAAAATTCTTTACTTGGCCATATTCTACAGTAAACTCAAAATCGACCACGTTTTTAAGATAATTCAAGAATGATTCAATCTCGTCCTTTGTGAACAGCGTTACTGGCATCAAGCGTTCGACAAACCTAATATCGTCCGTAAAGAAGATATCATAAGAGATTTTTGCGGAAATAAATCTTTGTTTAGTCGTGTTGCCAAAACAACATTTTTCGCCGAATTTAGAGTCTTTACATATGGCTCCTTTTTCCTCACCGTCAAGTCTTATGGTAGTTGATTTGTAAACTGTTCTTGACTGACCAAATAACATACGCGGCTTAAGCCGTGGATACATTTTCAGAAGGTTGTTATACCGTTCTTTCATTGATAATTTTTTTAATTTGTTCTCTATATAATTCAATAGAAGAGTCATTGAGTCCAGGTGCGCTATTTGACTCCATGATTATCCATTTAGGATTCTCATGTTTGTCATTCTGCACCTTGACATCAAAGCAACAGATATCCAAACCGATTGCATGCATTGCCTTTACACAATCGGCAACTATATCTTCCCAGTTAATCGGTTTGTTAAATAATTCGTTATTTTCGTTAATCCAGACAGAATTTGTCTCGTGACGATGCCATCTTTCATCGGCTCCGTTAATAAGCATCTTTCTATCTGCGAGAAAACAACCATCCTTGGTTACATGAATACGGTATTCACGGGAATACGTGTAATAGCGCTCAAGCACCCAATTCTCAATTTTAGCGAAATTCACAAAAGACTCAACTGCATCAGGACTGTCCAGCAGCAGTAACCCCTTCCCTTTTGAGGAATTATAACGCTTTGCAATGATGTTACAATCATTATCTTGCATATACTTAAGGATTATGGCAATAATGTTGTCGTGATTGTCACGAACATCTTCTGGAATCACGCATTCGTCTGCAATCGACACACCTGCTTCGAGAAGAATCCTTCTTGTGGCGCGCTTATCTGACGATATGGCGCATGCTTCCGCTGGATTTATCTCAATGATGTCAGTCTTACGTGTTATTTCCGCAGTAGGCGTGACGCTACCAAGCCTGAGGATCGTTTTTTGGGGAACTTCAATGTCACGCAACGCATAACATTTACTGTTCCTCGTTCTCACAGTCAAATGTCTCATTTCCTTTTATTTTTGAAATAATGAAATCAATATTGCTTTCAAGCCTCTCTTGAAGATCAAATCCTTGTTTACCGCCTTTGCAGTAAATTTCTGTAACTTGCATTGAAGTGTTTTCTACTGGTATTCCAGAATAGCCACACCCCATCCAAAGTAATGTGATACTTTTACCATTGCGTAACGAGGAACTCATTTCGTATAACGATTTGAGTTTTTCTGGAACGAAAAATGTTCTACGAACAAGACTTTTACCATCAAGAAGATCGTGTCCAAAATCATTCACATTATCGTAACATTGTTCCTTTACGAAACAGTATAAATTGAAAAAACCAAAGCGATGATACTTCTCGGTGTTATACAATTCATAAGCTTTTAATGCGATATAACGGTTCTGTTGTTCATAGAACCATCTTACAACGGTACACACGAACAGTTTTTGAATGGTATTTGTATCGCTTGGAAACAGAAGATCTGTGCAATATTGAAACCTATCGTTGCCGTTTTCGTCGATGATATGCTCAATAGAAATTGAGGACTTAAAGTCAACAATACTCTTTGCAAGATCTAAGATCTTCCTCATCATCGTAATTGATAAATCGGTAACTGGATAATATCTCTTTATACCTTTATGTTTATTATAATAGAAAACATTATCTTCGATCGAAAGTTTCGGCTCATATGCGTACATATAAATCTTTATGCGAGTTATATCTTCCCGCTTTCGTAACGAAGAGAAACACGCTCTGACCGCTCTTTTAAGAACAATATTTTTATCGCGATCAAACGCCTCAAATTCGCTTATGCATTCAATATAACACGCAATTCGTTTAGCCGAATCATAATCCATGTATGACATTTAATATATCTTTAATAAACCTTTGTCTGTTATTTATAGCTTTATAGTAGTCTGATATATCCTTTCCACCACTGAAGAATGGAAGAATAACGTTAGTAAAACCCGTAGCCCTGGCTAGTTTTGTTGAATACTCAAGGCCTGGTATATCATTATCCAACATAATCAAAACGCGCTTAAAACGGCTTTTAAGGTCGTTTACAGCATGATTAGACATTGGATATCCCTCACCTTGCAAAGCAACGGCAGGAACGCCGGTATTGCTCCATAAACACAAAGCATCCTTTACTGAAGAACACACGCAAACAACGTCTCCATGTAGAGGTATTTTCGACCACAATGCGATCGTAGTGCCGTCATTGTTGTTCGCCGGCCACTTATACATTGGACAATATGGTTGATACACCTTGACAGTGATTTTGCCTTCTTTACGCTCAACATAGGCGTAAGCGTATTTTTCCGCACGTATTACAGATGTTTTGTTGTTCTTTGTAAGGAAATAATGTGTTATGGGATACACATCGGCATAATCGAGCCAGTCTGTATTTATGCCAAACGACGACCAATATTCGACATCCCATGGCATCCATTTGCGGATGCATATATCAATCTTGATGTCATTTGTGCGTTCGTGTGAGGAGTAACTCCTCTTCACGCCAAACTGTGTTCCATTTGAGCTTATTTTACCATTCACGACATCATTATAAACTGTCTGAAGCATATCATTGAAAGACATGTTAAACAGTCTCATTAACGCGTGATATATGGTTCCTTTTTCATCGGTAGCGAAATCCTTGTATAGCACATTTCCTTCGCTATTGAAATACAGGCTAAACGATGGCTTGTCATCCCTCCTGAAAGGAGAGTTTATAAGCGAAGGAACAGCCGCCTCAAGATAATAAAATGCCAGAGCCTCTTCAGAGACCCTGGCACGAATATCATCCAAGCATACACTGGATTTGCCTGCGAACATTACAGGTTACCCCACGGGTTATTGTCATCACCGAATGGAAGGTCATCTACCACAGCGGCTGGTTGGGCTGTCGTCTTTGGAGCCGAAAGGTCGGCTGGTTGCGGTTTCGGAGCTTCCTTGATTGGACAGATCTCATAGTCTGTGTGACCAGGAGAATATGCTAACATATCATCAAGCGCCTTCTGGAAGAGCTTTTCTGTTCTTGCATGAGTTACATTGTTCTTAACAAACAGTTTGGTGAACACATCCTGATAATCTTTATTGTCATCAGTATGTCTGACGCCGAATAAAGCCTTGAACGCATTGTCAGGAAAGATCGTGAGAAGTCCCTTCAACTCGGAAAAATCACCATTGAAGTAATTGGCGATGTTTTCAAGGGTTCCTTCGGCAGATGTAAGATCTGCTCTTTCAACAAATAGACCGGTACTGTTATCATAAACCTCCGGATCATCTACATTGAGATAAGCCCTCATGAATCCAACGAGCTCACGTTCTCCTTCAAACGCGGCGTGATAATCCTTGCCAAACCTGCCAACTCTGAATTCAGGAACGGTCTTGTTTGCAAACTGCTCCTTTGTTACCCAGCAATCGCGTCCATAATTGTCCATGACCATAAGTTTCTCACCGTTTTTTGACATAAACTTCTTGTTTGACACAAAGAAATTCACTGTAGTCGTGAGATCAACGCCACAGACTTCCTTGACTGTCTTGATCACAAAACAAATCCTCACTCTGCGAATCTTTTTTCCGTTGTAGTCAACTTCTGTGACATACTCAGGTTCCTTGCCGGTCGGCTCTGTACCAAAAATCGCACATCTTTCCTTTTCGGTAGGATTGACAGCGAGAATCTTGATCGGAGCGATACCAACATATTTTGGAAACTCTACAGATGGAACTGATGTATCCTTGGCACCCCATGCCATTAAAAGAAAATTTAAATTATCTATCATATGTCACTGTTAGTTATAATATTCAACAAAAGCTTTCTTGACCAATCCAAGGTCATTAGGAATGAAATCATCCTTGAACATGCCATGCGGCGATTTTGCCGGAATGGCTACACCGTTAAGTTGCATTCGATGTGTGATAAATCCATATGTCGGCATACCCTTATCATCAAATTTCGTTGTGGCGAAAAGGACTACTGGAACTACCTCCATAGGATTATACGTTTGATCAAGCATCTTGCCGATGGTCGCAATCTTATACGTCACTATTGTGCCGTTGTCAACCACGTCCTCGCTATGATACATAAGAAAGACATCAATATCTTCCCTTGCTTTCTCGCATGCCTGAATTATTTGTTGTGTATGGACCGCAATGTCAACGAACCTGTCATAACCGCGTTCTTTCGCTCGATTGAAATATTCCTTTCTCATTGTATAACTGCAATCATCTATGATCACATTCTTTACGTGAGGAGCGTTCTTGTCTATCTGTTCGATTAAACGCACGATCTCCTCCGAAGACTCTACTTGGAAAAGGTTTTTCTTCTCGCGATTGTAAACAGTATTGCTTCCTTTAAAGGGCAATCTTTTACCGAGAACGTTAATTATAACTGTTTCTTTGGGATCCAGTCCACGAATGCTTGTGCTTTTTCCGGTACCTGTAGTACCAAGTATTATACTTACGCTTGCCATTTCTCTCTCTCGTATCTTTATTATTAGGCGAACAGTAACTCATACAACAAATTGAAAGTTTCTCTTTTTCAAGAGCATCTATCCTGTTGTATATAGCGTTGAGCCTCTCCTTGTCATTGGGTGGCGGGAGTTCCTCAAAGTAATTTGAAGCACCATTAAAATACAGTCCTATCCTACAGTTTGACTGACCTTCCCGATTGAGTACTATCTCAAGAAATCTCGCGCTGTCGCGAAGTCTCGTGATATCATACTTATCCCAGGTAGGTATTTCAAACGCGAATGGATTGGTTATTCCCAGCATAACAGTACAATCCTTGCCGGTATTCTTAGAGTCAGCAAGACCGGCAAGTGTCGGTCTAATCTTGTTTGCTTTGAACGCATCAAGACCAATCGTCTCAACGTTCTGCTGCTGAACTGCGATAGGCGTATAATTATACCTGTTACGAAGTGTCACCATATACGTACTGTATGTATCAATGGCTTCTTTTAATGACCCACCGCGCTCTGTGGATAAGAGCGACACGTGATCGGTGATGATGATAACATACTCATTTGGGTTATCCGGCACATAGTAATCAAACACCTGTGCCGTTTCTTCCTTGCCGTTATCTCGGTTGAACTTCATCTCTTTATAATGAGTCGTACCGTGTTGTTCGGCATAGGATTTAACCTTCAAGAATATGCCAGTAGGATTCTTTTCTTGATAGAAGTGTACATGTGTCTCAAAGAAGTCCAGAATGCGCTGATATCGCTCAGAATTGAGTTCCTTTAGTATAGACTCATCCAATGGATTACGTTCATCCACTGACTTGAGATCCGTTGACGATACAACTAATTTCCCACCAGAAAGAATATATAGCAGAAAACTCATGAACCTTAGGGTTATCGCTTCCGGCGTTTCCTCCAATGGAAAATAGAATACAGTCAAATCTGCTTTTTCTGGATGTTGATAAGCATATAATACACTATTGAAAAGAAATAGAAACGACGTGATTTGTGTTTTTGCTGCTTTTGAGCCTCCTGACACAAGGTAGAACTTACCCTGTTCCACACCGGGAAAATCACATCGAAATCGAGATAACGGCGACGGTATGCAGTTTATCTCTCCGTTCAATACTCTTTGGCGTCTTTGTTCAAGATTGCCAATGATTCTATGTACAAGCTCTCCCATTCGCTACCTGATATGAGCGAAAGGACTGGCTATTGTTGCTGGCTCTAAAGACTTATTTTCAAGAAAATCAGCTAACAGCGATGTGGAGTCACCGTTGGCGATACTACTACCAAGGCCATCACACTTCCAGATGAAGTATTTCAATAACTTCATATAAGTGTAATCTCCGTTAAAACTATCAACGTATCTCTTTGTGGCGTCAACCATCTCTTCTTTGGAGCGATGACCATATGCGTTCCAGAATTTAATTATCCTGTTGGTTATGTCATATTTATTTCCTCTCCAAGACTGTGGTACCGACGCGGAACTTTCTTTTCGGCCGTTTGGATATATTTCCATCATTGCCAATGCCACTTCAATCGCCTCTTCTGATTGCGAGGATTGTTGAACTTTCCCCTCACACAGAATGAAATTAGCGGCATCTATCCCCTCGTTAGTTAAGGAATATCCAAAATCCGTGTCAACCATATTAACGAGACCACGCTCGTACATATTGTTTAACAGGAGAGGAATATTCCCGCACTTTTTCAACAACACCAATGCAAGAGCGGTCTGTACATCGACCTTACATTTGTCTAAGACCTTACCCTTTATGTTTATATCCATATGTTTTGTTTTTTTTATTATTACAATAGTCTGCTTATACAGATTGTTTTGGTGGTGATTTGTTTATCATTGTTTTTTTAATGTTTAACGTCTTTTCGGAATATGCACTGTGGCGGCTTGCTGTACCGGTTCTTTCTTGTCGGGGCAACGCATCGCGGCCATAATTGCATAATTCGATATATCTCTGAAAGAGTCTTCGAGAGACTCAAAGTTAACAGACTGCTGTTTACATATACTCTCAATTCTGAGAAGTTTCTGCTTCAGCATTATTATGAAGTACGTCATACCGTGTTCACGATATAACGATTCAGCGGCATCACCATAATCGGCGTTTTTCTTTTCGTAAATGTCAATTTGTTCTGTTGCTATCTCTCTAAACGTTTTCATAACACCTTAATGTCAATACAACCATAAATATCATGATAGATATTTGGATGTTCCCTGTCGTAAGCCTTTGCTAATCCAAGGTTTTCAGATGATCTTGCCTTGGTAAACAGCGCGTCCACAACTTTATTATAGTTAGTACATGAGACCAGAACAACCTTGTTTCCATAGACGAAATAGAAATCAGCTACGTAGCTACAATGCCTCTTTGTATCAGACTTGGCTGACATGATAAAATTGGCCCCGTATCTCCACAAGGCAGATGCCGCGCCTGTCTTACCTATATAACGATAGTACATTTGCTTATCGTTGATGCACTTCGGATAAGGAAAGATAAACGTTCCGTAATCTGATACTGGAAGAGTTGTGCTTATGCCAATCGATCCGCGCCCAACGTGATGAAATGAAAACGGTTCGTTATCGGTATATTTCGTCCTATTTGGCCTCAACTCTTTTAGCAGATCCCATGGTCTCATATATCCATTCTCTTCCTTATCAAATTCCGGAAGCTTTTTAAGATGCTTCATAACATCATATTTTATGGCTATAAAACCGATGTTTGACCTGCATTTCCTCATCATGTATAACTCGGTAGCGCTGTACTCAAAAAGTTCTGTTAACCTGAACTCATTATCATTCATCGCTGAATCTTGTTATGTTCATAATGAATTCATACAGACCATCACAGACTGCGCGAGATTCTCTTGACGTCTGAAACGGAAGGTCGATATAGTCCTTCTGTGATGTAATCTTATCCTTGATTTTACCGATAGCCTCATCGTGGCCGGTCAAAGGCGTAATTCCAAAGTACTTGTCTCTGGGATTAATATTCATTGTTGTCTCAGTCATATTTCTCATTGAATTTTCGGTTACGATCCATCCATACATCCGACGATTCGCTGCAATGCGCCCATGAAAGCGTTGTGTCAAGAATATTATATTTCTCCATTGACGCCATTGAATCAATTAAGTGGATATAGAATACATTCTGATCATATTGTTGTATAAGATTGGAATAATATTCTTTCACCCATGGTTCTAGAAAAATATTTGACGCGAATGGCAAACATACACCATTTTTAAGGTTAAATTTGACTTTATTGCCCATATCTATAGTGGCAATAGCTTTTTCAACAGTTGCTTTTTCGTCAAAGATATCACCAACGCTATAATAGATGGACATGGCTTGCGTTATGATCGTATTAATCAAATCAATGCCATACATTCCGGATAAAACATAAGCTAATCTAAAGAGATTCTTCCTGTCTTTTCCGAACTTTGACTCGAGATAATCGATTGCTAGCAACACAATCTCCCTTAGATATGGTCGTGATAGAACCAAGGCAAGGACTTTTCGATTCGGTTTGAACATATATATACTAAAATAACATTTTGCGCCTAAATTTCGAGGCTGATCCACGACCATACCATTCGATGCAGATTTATATATAATAGAAGGTATACTGATACGATATTTGGTATGGATCCTCCTTATGTCAAAATTAAACATATTCAATCATTTTTTTATAGAATCTGTTTGTTTTCGCGAGATATCTTGAATCCCAACACATGGCAGCTCTGGCATCAAAGATTGATTTCAGTTTTGTCTTCATGAATGCACGAATAGCCATAGGCTTTTTTGTTCGTATTGAAAACAAGCCGCTACCTGTGAAAACTTTGATCTTAGATGCCTCACGCATATAAAAGTTTGTCTTACCTTGTTTTCGTGACAACTTGAATCTAAGGCTATCATTATACATTGTAAGTAAGTTAACCGCTTCTATCATGATTGTATCCAAGATTTTTTGTTTCAGATTTTCAGGGCAATCTTCAATATTTCTTTCAATATATAACACATCGTCACAAATCACATCTATCTTGATTGGCATCTCGATAGGAGGACATCCATCAAAGCAGAAATCCGCGATTGATTCTACATTTTGAATACCATCATATAGATTTAATTTGTCAACAAGATCTGTTCCGGAACCATAATCTGGATAACATACCCTTCTTTGTGAATAATATTGAATGAACTGATGTCCATCAGATAATAAAAGGTTCATTTGCGTCGCCGAGAATAATGCGACGTCCGCGGGATCTAATTCTATCTTTTTCACAATTATTAATTGTTTTCATAATAGCCCTCATCGCGACGGCTACTTGTCGCAAATCGAACGGCTTGGTATTGTCTTTTACCGGCGAGTAATGAACACATACACTTCTTCTGTTGTTGTCAAGATCGATCGGTCTTGAAGATGAGCTTAAATGGCCATAATAAGCGCTCCTGTGTGAATCTGTTGGAGTCTTATTATAAGTTACAGTCCCCATATAGAAGGGGGGTCCGCCTAAAACATTTGTTTTGAATGTTAACATTTTTTAGTATAGTATTTTACCTCCGGAGGCATCTGAAATATTGACCTCAAGCAAAGCACGCATCTTCTTATAGTGATGGTTGTTCTTTGCTACTTTTGTGCCAAGATCTTTTTTGCATCCTTCGATGATTGATTTCAACTCGTCATCCTTGGTTTTCTTATATATAGCGACTCTCTTCGCTATATATTCTTCCGACGTGCCATCTTTGAATTCCAGCCATGTCGCAGGAGTGTCATCTACCTTAACTCGTATCATTGGAATATAGCTATTATAACGCCAAACAATAGAGTAAACAGTACGACAAAAATTATTGCCGTAACGATAAACGCGAAACTCTGTCCCGCGAATATCAGAAAATCTTTAATTACTTTGTTCATAATGTTTTTTTGATTGTTGATGGATCCCGTGATCGGAGTTGAACCGATAATACCATCTCATATACAATGTTGCTACAAAGTATATTACACGGGATTTGAAGATTATTTCTTGTTGGCTATCTGTTCAAGAAGCATTCTGCCGATGTCGGTAAGAGTATTATCCTTTTCAAGGATTTCTCTTGCCATTTCAGGCGTAACTTCCTCCTTGTCTACAGAAACGCAACCGGGCCTTTTACCCTCCAGTTCAGCAAAGGATGCGGCGCACACATGGTCAAAGACCATAAGCCTTTCTTTTACTTTACCGTCGTTGTAGCCGAAAACAAACTTAAATACATTCATGATATAATTATTTACCTGTTGAACCATATCCACGAGCGCCTCTTGCTGTTTCGCTAAGATCGCCTTCAACAATTTCGCATATAGCTACCGGCAAGATTACAATCTGGCAACATCTTTCACCAATAGCATATACCTTTTCATCAGCTGGATTTGTGATTCTGAACACAGCAGAAACCTCTCCCCTGTAATCAGAGTCAATCACGCCGACGCAGTTAGCCATGTCAAGAGTTTTCTTGCATACAGAGCTTCTTGGAAACAGGAATCCACCATATCCTTGAGGAATCTCGAATGCAAGACCAGTGCCATACTTAATCTCGTTATGTTCACGATCCCACTCGGCACTCACGCATGTAAGATCCATTCCAACTGAACCTTTTGTGGCATAGAACGGCAACTGAGCATCATTGTGCAATTTCTTTACCTTTAGAATCATAAAACTTTATTTGTTTGATTTCTTCTATTTGATTATAAACGACAATCTTGTTAGTAACGATAACAACCAGCCCGTTATCAATAACAATTAATCGATAGATTGGCTTCCTGTCAGAACACGTTGGTAATGAAACATACATTTCTTGATTAGGAGTCCAAACTACAGTATATGAGATTCTACATCGAGCAAAGTATTTCTTAAGTGTTCGTAGATCCATAAAGTATTTCTTTTACTTGGTCTGCCAGCTTTTTCGCTTCCGGATGCGGCCTTCCTGTGCTGCCAATGGAACGCAAATCGATAAAATGCTGCCAATCTGACAAAAATCCTGTCATTACAAGCTCTGTCTTTGTTGATAATGGCAACATGTCTCTCGCTTCTTCTGGTTTAAGACCATCTTTCAATGCCGTGAGATAATGCCTTTCAGCATCAGCCATGGCTCGTTTGAACAGGTCTTTTGAGGAAGAGTTTTCAACCTCATCAGATATAACAAAAGTTACCTGATTGTCAAACTTGTCCTTGCTGTAATTGCAGAATCTGGTAGACTCCTGGGCGAAACTGAATTTTCTGTGACGAACGAACTCATTTGCTATCGCCCTGTTCAGCACAAAGTGGAAACACCTGACCTTCTCATACGAGTCGTCAGGAGTAACAGCATATTGTAGCAGATCAAGAACATTAAGTTCATAGAACACTCGCATGTTGGCTGTTATGTGCCATTCTATTGGCTTTCCGTTGACGCCAAATGTTTTGAATTTGACGTAAGGAGATGATAACAACTTATTGACACTTTTATGTACCGTATGGTCGAGTAAATGGTTAAACTCGATACGTAAATATAGAATGCCGTGTTCGAGCATAGCCATATGGCCATTAGAAACGAGCTTGTCAACAAATTCAGCGGGATTCTTTCCAAGATCTGACTTATAGCAGACTCTTGCGGCTTTCTCGATTTGTTTGTAAGCCCCTTGAAGCGAGTTTTCTTGCACCCATTCTTCAACAGATGATTTGATTAAATTCATTTTAGTTATGAGAATTTTTATTTTCACTGTCTTTGTTAAGCAAGTCTAGGTACTTGTCAAGTGCCTGTACAGCCTTATCCGGGAGTTGTTTAATGGTTTCGTTGTTGTCAACGTAATCAATTGTTGTACCTACGCCATAAATGAGCAGAGCCTCATTTGTTTTTGGAACAAATACCAATCCTACACCACTAAGAACAACAGCTACAATTGCTGTAATAAAGCACTTTTTTACGCGCTTAAAACAAGCATAGTCATCTTTATCATCACCAGTCGATAAAAAAACAATTATTCCGGTAAGGGACGCCACAGTTGCAGCAATGATAAAAACGAATAAAAACGCGTCATGTATTAATGATAACCTTGTTATCCAATACATATGTGATATTCCAGTGAGAATCATATTAGCCTGCACATTAAATTGTAACTATTAAGCCATTTGTTAACCGAGAACTGTTCCATTACTTTTGAGTTTTGCTTTTAACTGATTGAAGTCACATGTCTTAATCTTGGTGACAATCCTGTTGCCGAGCCTGTCAAGCATCATACATGGCGCTGACAGCACAAGTCCCTCGGCATTAAGGTTTTCATTCTCTGCAACCCTTGACTTAAAACCCTTTTCAACAAGTCTTATACCTTGATTTAAGGTCATATAATCAATGATAGGCACAATGTCAAGGCGTAACTCCCGACAAATCTCCTCTACGGATCCTCTTGTGAGCCAAATATTGCCGATTTTGATGTCAAAGACAATGAAATTCACGCCATTACTGATGTAATCATTGCCGAACTTTTGAATCTTTTTGCCATAACCTTCACCAAAAATCCAAACATCGACAAGCGAGTTAGGCTTATCTTCTCTAAGGAACAACCTATGAAAGTCTTCCTTGGAAACAAGAGACTGCATCTTCTCGATTAAAGGAATAGGTATCTTAGAGTCCGGAGTTTTACCATGAATCTCAAGAATATCCACGAGCGGTGGTTCATTACCCGTCGGATTGGCTTCATATCTGAAATGATATGACATGTTTGTACCGTCAACTTTTTCAGTAGCCAACCATCTGCAATCCTGTAGAACAGCGAATTCATCCCGAGTGAATTCGTCAGGAATAATACAGTTAAACAAAGGATTATCTTTGTCTTGTACGCGCTTGAAGCACGTATCGATTTTTAAATAATACTGCATGTCTTTTTTAGTTAAAACATAAGCCACAAACACAGCGATTTGTGACTTGTGCAAACATTATGAACGAAGGATACCTACAGCCTGTAGGATTGCGCAGAACGCTTTCCATACAAGCCAGAGCATGAGATATACTATTGCGAGTGGCCAAAACATTGCAATCACAACTAATTCGCCGGATGTCACTGTATAGCCAAATATGTCAACACTAACACAGTCTTTGCCGTGATTCTTGACTATGTTGGCAGAGATTATCACCACTATCGCGATGAAAATCACTGTGTAGATTGTCATTATCATATCAACCAAAACATATAATACTGTCAGGGTATTTATTCCAGAATGATTTGAGTTCCCTGTCTTGCGAGTTTGACAACGTTACGTTGTGATCTTTAAGGCAGGTATAGCAGTCATCTATGTTTAGGCAAGCATTGGCTTCATAATCATAGACTCTAAATAGATCGTGTAACCCATCAGGGAAAACTGGCTTCCCGTTAGGATAACTTGCATTCATCTCGCGATAAATCTTGTTGTCATGAATCATATATAGGCCATAGATACAACATGTATCAACCTGGTCACAGTTCTTCATTATATGCAAGATATCAAGATTGTCGTCGAACATCTTTTTAATCCTAAGATCCGTTTTAAGAACAGCTTCCTTGAATTGTTCAACAGTGAAGTTTTCAATTCCACTATTAGGATACATATTCGCCCATTCCTTAATGCGATTCTTCAACTGCAACGTACTAAGGTCATTGACGCTCTTGATGTGTCTGTTTACGGCTCTTATTTTAATGCGCTTCCACTCATTGAGCCATTTTTCTTGTTTGTCAGGAAGACAAACATAAAACCACGTATGACATCCCATATTATTTTGTTTCTTTAAGTTTTAAGAACAAGATGTGCCTTCGCAAATTGTCCTTCCTAATAGTTTTATTTTTACCGTGATGTTGTGTTCATCAGGCTCCTTTACAATGTGATAATAACCAACATTATGTTCCGGATGACAAACCTCAACGGCTAAATTCTTTTTTAGAAATTGTATTAACTCTTCTTCTGTCATGTTTATTCCTCCATTGCTTTCTTGAATTGTTTAACACGTTTTTCAGCCAACTCATACCATTCTTGATAGTGAACTGGATATTGACTCCTTATGTATTCACAGGCTTTTTCAAGCATCCATCTTGCGCCTGCTTTAAATGCGGCTGTAATATTATCTTCATACTCTTCTTTAGACATAACTATTTCTTTTTAAGTTCCTCAATAAAATCTTTTGACTCGTTCTTCATAGACAAACCACGGATAATATATTCGCTGTTCGATATTGGAACGATCTGGCGTAAAGCCATCAGTTTTATTCCAAGCCCTTGCAATGACAGCCAGTTTATAGAAAGCCACGGCGGATTTCGCAAGATTATTGTCGCCTTACAGTTCAAGAGCGCTTCCAGTGATGTCTAACTTCGCATAAGCATCGCCGAAAGTGAGGGGATAATCATCAATGTCTTGTTCCTCACACACCACATTGAATATGTTGTCAATCTTATTTAATTCAACCAATTTCATGACAAAGTCAGATGCTTGTTTCTTTGTGTTAAGCGTGCCAATTATGGAACCGTCTGTTTTATGTTTTATTATAAACTTTTTCATTTATTGTTTATTATTTTGTTACTTCATATTTGCTTGAAACATGAAAACGACGTTGATTCGTTTCAAGTGTTGCTCTTGTTCCGGGAATAGCATAGACAATCTTATCGGCCGTAATTCTAATGAATTTTCCATAACCGTCAAGCTCTACTTCCGTAATGTTTTCTGCAATTGTCTTACCACTAAAAGAGTAAAATATTGCATTGTGCCCTATAAGTTCTGACCTGATGGGTACAAGTAATCCTTGTTCTAGTGTGTTCATGTTTGATTAATACGTAATTTAAATACCTGATTATGTGCTGTTACGCCAAATGATTCAATGATTATCCACCCCGCTTATCACCAGATGCTCAAGGCACCGTATGTGCGGCTATTAACTCCGCCAGCCTAGCCGGAACAGTCAGCTATACACGTATAGCCAACCTGAGATTACACTCAACCCTCTGGAATGAATCAACTCCTTAGATGGTGGATGCCTCTCATCCAACATTTAATCAGGTATTATTTATTATCGACAACAACGTTTACCGTCTTGCCAACAATATGATGACAAGGCGATATAGTTGCAAAACCTATAATCGTCAAGCCATACACCGTTGTTCTCGATTTTCGTCGGAAATCTCCAACAATCATGAACTTCATCCTTAATGTATGGACCGTGTTTCATAGAGTCTTGCAAGAATTCTTTGCCATTACTGTATGGTTTCATAATTTACAGAATCCTTCTTTTAGGCTGTAGTTCACAGTCTTTAGTGAATGTAGTTACAGAGCAACCTTCCGATACCTTGTCAAGGGCAAATTTTCGCGCGACTTCCCGAGATTTAAATAGATTAAACCCAATCTCGTTGTTTGGTACCCAATAAAGAACAATGAAACCATTGTCCTTAATGGATTTCTTTGAAAATTTAATGTCCATAATGTTAATCTTTTAAACAATATAATATTGTAGGATTGCTTTTGTGTACATCAATGTCTGGATACTTCTCCTTAAATGAAGCCACGTCAAACGGCGAACATATGAAATGAATGCCATTCTTTGTGGGAACACAAAGTTTTATGCGTTGGCCGACAGAAGCGCCGGATCTTACATTCGTTTCAATTTCCACGTTTATGTCAATCACTCGACCCTTGTCGCACTTGTCATTATCCACATCAACTAAATATAACTTCTCGATCTCAGTGGTACCACATGCCGACCAGTAATTAGTCTTTGCGTGGTTGTAATTACCTTCAGAAATGTTGTTTGCAAGCAACACCATGTTCCTCATGGCAACCTTTTTGAAAGATCTTCTCGCAGGATAAAAATAAGCCCTGGCATTGAAGTATTTACATAAATGTTTGACTTCAATAGAGATTCTATCCAACATCTCGACAGACGTTATGCAGTAACTCTTGATTGCTCTGGCTTTATTGTTTGTGCCATATACAATGCCGTTTGGTCCAGGACCATCCTTTTTCCGTTGAAGAATCTGTAGAAAATAAAACTGATCCGTAGACTCAAAACGCATGAATCCACGAATCAGTTCAAAATTGTCTACCGCATTGTCTACTGTTCGCATCTCTCAAAGCTATTTTTATTAAGCATAGCATAGTAACGGCATTTTTCTCTGTCGTACGCAAGGTAATCAAATTTGATTCCTTGGGATTCGAGGAAACGAACAACCCTGTAGCTTGGGACTCTTTCATTTTTCGGCATATCTACAGTAGCTACAACTGCCGGCTTGTTTGAATATCTGTAATGAACAACATTATCAATGTTGCGCTTTTGCTCATTTGCGAGCTCGTTAAAGAATTCGTTAAAAGTTTTTACGTCCATGATGTTTGTCTTTATTTGTTTAACTTAGACTCCATGGTGGGACTCGAACCCACGAATAACGGTTTTGCAGACCGCCGCGTTAGCCACTTCGCCACATGAAGAAAATAATAAAAATAGCGTGTTATTACACCAAAAATAAATTTATCTCTTACAAAGATGTTATACAACTACCTTTTCAGTTTTCTCTGTAAAAGATTGAATCTTATGCTCTCTGTTATACAGATTTGTGCATTACATTTCTTATTCCATTTATCCCACTAAGTTGCGTTTTCCTCTTTTACCAAGGAGCGTTAATAGATCGGGTGGTCAATTACTCTTTAAGGAATGGCTACTTCCAGGCCTATCCACTATTTTTATATATTGTGTGATCCCGACGGGAATCGAACCCGCGACTTCAATATTAACCTGCCACACCTGCTTTTATATAGGCAAACTTAATGTTTTCATTAAACTATCCTCCATCATTTCTGAGAAGTGTAAGGGATGAACCTTATATCTTTAAGTTTTTGTGGTTTGGACTATTGTCTGAAATATTGTGCTCTGCCAACTGAGCTACGAGATCAAAATAGATTTTCTCCAGATCGTTTCCACTTAATCTACCATGTTCCCACCTACATTTGATTTTTGTAAGCTTTTTGAATTTCTTTTCAGAAGAACACAGCCTGGCCATGATCCAGGAACTAAAGAAAATCTATAAGTAGGGCGTAAGGGATTTGAACCCCTGACTCCGAAGGTATAAGCTTCGTGCTCTAACCACTGAACTAACGCCCTGATTTTAAGTTGTGGCTACAAATCAATAAAATCATCTATAACTATACTAGATGAGATTATTTCACCATTTTTATTTATTGCATATTTTGTGCCTTTTGGTAATCGTCCTTTGGCTATTGCAAAGTTAAAACCGTCATTACCACTAATGTTAAATACATGTTCATCCTCTGCAAAAATGCGCTTTTTGAATATGTGAATTTTGTTATTAAAGTAACGGTAATATACTCTATTAGAAAAGGAATGAAACCCATCATGCCCTCCTATTAAAGGATAATTATTTACTTTAAAAATCATTTCCACTTTATAAATTACGCCTAAAATATAACGATAATTAATAATAGGAGATACATAAATTCCTTTTCTTCTATCAAAAAGGACAACTTTCCAAACAGCAATGTCTTTTTTAGCGGTCTTTATTTTTAATTTATTAGATAACCAACACATAGCAATTATATAACGATATTAATTTATAACTTCTTAAGTACTAATCTACAAAAATTAAGGTTAAGCAATGGCAGGGCTCGACAGCCCGATACAATTTTGATTAATGTGAGTATTGACCATAACTCATTTCCGTGCCCAGTCTTTTAACCTCGTCCGGTTTGACTTGCTTAACCTTAAAATGTTGGAAGAAAACATTATGTTATTTGTTTTGTGCCCCAGATGGGAATCGAACCCATACGGACATTTCTGTCCAAGGGATTTTAAGTCCCTCGTGTCTACCATTTCACCACCAAGGCATTTGTGAGGCGAGTTGGACTCGAACCAACTTCCCCCAACGCGTCTCGAGTATTCTAACCATCTGAACTATCGCCTCCCGCTCAATTTTATCCATGGATTATTGTTTGAGCGGAAACCAACCTCCCGATTGATTTGTTGTTGTGAGAGGACTCGAACCTCTACGAGAAGAACCAAAATCTCCTATGCTAACCATTACATCACACAACAATCGATCTTATGACACCTCATCTCACGACGAAACATCATAACAATTATGTATGTTTTACTACAAAATGTTAAACAACATCGTGGCCATGGCTGGATTTGAACCAGCGACCTGCGGGCTTTGTATCAATCAGAATATTTTTGACATAACTAATCTAACATCGCCGCCGCTCTGAACCATACTGAGCTACATGACCATAACCAGCCTCGATTATATCTCACGACATGTCTTGGCATGATACAATAACACTAAAACTTAATACATAACTAAAGAAAAGATTCACAATATACAATATGCACATGTAATCATGATGACTGTAATACCTCACAGTGTTACCAATATGTTTATTTCACAATAAACATATTATCGCCATCACCAATGCTTAGAACATTGGATTTTTTTTGTTTTTAGCAAGTAACAACTAATATCTAACCTCAATTACAAAAACAGATGGAAAGTCGAATTAAAATGTGATTACATGCGCATAAGCGGCCACACATGGACTCGAACCATAAAAACACAAGACATTTGATAATTGGCGCAATACTTAACTTATGTATATTCTGTTAAAAATGTGTCTTGTGTTACCCCAAATCAGGCAATGTGGCCCAGCACTACAAACGTATCTCACGACAAATGAGTAATGACTGTCTTACTTTGAGTGTATTAGGATACTAGTACACCTAAACATTAAGGCTTGTGGGGGGAGTATCAGAGCTATCAATGATTAAATAATCTCATCGATAGAAAAGACACTCAGTATCAATGCGTTAGGTGTGGTCTAATATAGTAATGCCACAAGTAAAACAACCGCCAAGAGAAAGGATATTTCGACTATTAGATGGACGTTCACCGTAGTTACTAGTCAGCTGTTTGTTAGTCTATTTACCTTTAAAGAGGCGTTGTTTTACTTGTGGTTCACTCAAAGTCATCTCGCGGTATAATACATAAACCATAGTAAACTTAAACTCTCCAATAGTTTAAATAATGGATAGCATAAGATATACCTATATAATATAAGGTATAGTTATGCATACTATAGTAGCAGCGCGGCACATAATGGCCCAATAGGCAACCGGTGGTTAAACTAATCTTCCAGGAGGACCAAAGTGAATGGCTTGATGAACGGTGCGGCTTAGCGAGGCTATGGCCGCAAATGTTGGTCTTCCTGGAGAGATAGCATAAACTATCGGTTAGCTTAAGCTATGGATAGCTTAAACTATTGGATACATAATATATACCGGCGCTGTATGTCGTAGCGCGAGATGATCTAAGGCGTCAAGTCACCCAAGATGTTGGTCTAAGATGCCCTGACGCCAATAAAGAGAAGCGCCGCGACCCGGCCGTTATGAGCGGGTGTTGGCGCTGTTTGTATTACTGAGCAGCAGGTGCGTCGTAGTAGGTGCGCACTTTGTTGTCGAGCGGATTGAGGAACGGGAGCGCTTCAATTTTTGTTGTGTCTACGCTCTCGCCGACAACGAGTTGAGATTCGGAGGAACAACGCAGGCTTACCCTGAAGGTGCCGTGAGTGTCGTCCGTTCCAGCCTGCGCGCAGGTCAGTTCGATCTCTTTGGTGATGAATTCTTCGCCGTCGCGGGTTGTGCGGGTTCTCTCGACCACGGTGCCCGACAGGATTGCGAAGTAACGATCTGGTGTTATCGCGCCCTTGGATTTGTCGGAGTTGCCGGCGATTTTCCAGACAGCAAGCCCAGACGTCTCATCGACATCGATTGGAATGCGAGGAAGTTCGACTCTTTTTGCACCGAATGCGTTTGCGCCTGCGTAGAAATCGTTGCTGGTCTTAGTGGCACCAGCGTTGCCCAATGTGAAACGTGCCATAAATAGTGATGATTTGGCAGTCAATGGTGCAATTCAGCCATACCAGCAAGCCGCGCACGAAACGCTGACGCTCGTGGTATGCAACTGTTGCACGCCGATAAAAAGCATTGTGGGATTGCTAGTGAGTAAAGTCGCGAGCGATTGGGGAGAAGCGAAAGCACCCCGGGGGTGGGTCCCCAATCGGGAGCAACGGGGTGGGGTTGTTAGGGAGTATCCCACCCAAACGACTATCTCTATAAAAATATTTTTTTTCAAAAATTTTCAAAATTTTTATAATATTTTGGGGTCATGGCCCAACAATTTCAGTTTGGTGTATATAATTATTTGTATAATTATTTGGTGGATTCATAAATATTTTGTATATTTGCATTGTTCGACGCGTTAATGTCATTTCGCGTACTCTTTTCCGGAGCCTTATGAGGTGTGGATTAAAGACAGGGGTTTCAACCGATCTTGTCACTGGCTGGTGTAGTAATATTTTAACCACCGTCAAACAAGTGTCCCGCATGGCCAACATGTAAAATGGGTAGGAACTACGGCGAGTTTCACCCCTACGAACGAGAACAGTCCTTGATGAAGCGTTGCGAAAAGTAAGCGCGCGTGCTCCGCTGTTGAGGCGGTTAAAATGCATAATATACTGGTATTCTATCTCTCCCGGAATGACATTTTGCCGGATGGGGAAAAGAGAGACAGGCCTGTAATTCCTGTATGGTTAGGTTGCGGTAAGGCTATATGCTAGACGATTGAATTACCGGTCAAGGATAACGGGGGTGGCGAGTGATCGCGAGTACTCGCCCCGCTATTGCTGTAAGCGTTTCTATTAATTTTAGGCGTCCAAGGTCGTAGCGGGGGGGGCTAATTATGTTTAATAGTTAACGAAATTACTTAAATAAAGTTAAGTTAAGTTAAGTTTAGGTAATGTTAATGTTAGGCGATCTGTTCTCCCATTGGGTTTCCTGGGTATTCAGGGTATTGTATAATTACATTAAGTCTTGTTTTTTAAAATGGGTGTTGTTAGTTCTGCGAACAGGGTTTTTGTAGGCAAGGTTTATGCCTACGCGAAGAAACTGAGGTTTAACTCTGACGAGGCTTTTACGGCCAATTGTTTGACGAATCATGGTGTCAGGTTTGAGCGCATGGTTCCGACTTTCATCAGGAACGACGATGGTCTGTGTGTCCAGGCGTTCATCACGCCGATAGTGATCAGGGACAACATGATGCACAAGGTCGCGTTGTCCACTTACAGGCCTCCAAGGGTGTTCATGCCGGATGGTATAAAGGTTGACCATCGTATGGCAAGGAACGCGTGGCGTAAGGTTCATATGAGTTATGACGTCATTCCAGAGGGGTCGAGTGTGTTTGAGATCCGTACGATTCTCAACGGGCGTCGTCGTCCGAAGTTTGTTTCAGAGATTGAGTTTTAGTTTATGGTTTTTGATGAGATAGTTGAGCGCATGAGGCGCAAGCCGTACCTTTTGGGTATGGGTTCTGGCAAGTTGAGCCGTTATTTGAAATGCAGTGTTGACGACATACGCGGGGCTAAGGATGTTGTGCGGTCAAGCGGTGGTTACAATGTTGTTGTTGGTCCTCCCAAAAAGATGCCTAAGGTGTTGATCTTTGATACCGAGACAGCTCCTATGTTGGGTTATATCTGGGGTTTATGGAAACAGGACATCGCGTGGGATCATGTCAGGCAAGATTGGTTCATGTTGTGCTGGTCCGCAAAGTGGCTTTACGGCGGCGAGGAGATGTGTGACGTGCTGACTTCCGAGGAGGCGCTTAGGCAGGATGACTCGAGGATCATGCGGTCATTGTGGAAGCTTATTGACGAGGCAGATGTCGTTGTGGCGCATAACGCCAAGAGGGCTGACGTGCCGTGGATGAACACGAGGTTTATATTGAACGATCTGAAGTGTCCTTCTCCGTATTATATCATAGACACCCTTGATGTCGCGAAGAGATACTTTGGCTTCAAGAGCAACAAGCTTGACGCCCTGGCCGGTTACTTTGGTTTTCCTCACAAGATAGGCACTGATTTCTCCTTGTGGGAGAAGTGTCTCAACGGTGACGGAAAGGCTCTTGAGGAGATGGCTGTGTACAACCAGCAGGATGTCAAGATTCTTGAGTTGGTTTACCTTAAGCTGAGGCCGTGGATGAAGAGTCATCCGAATGTCGCAGCGACCTTTGATGACGGCGTTGTGAGGTGCCCTGTATGTGGTTCCTCGGAGGATCACTTGGTTGAGATACCTGACAGGTATTACAACACTAGCACGTGTAGGTATAAGCTTTACAGGTGCATCGATTGCGGGGCTGTTGTGCGTGGCAGGGAGAATCTCAACAAGGACAACAAGAGGGTTGTTCCATTGACGTCTCCCGCGAGATAGGAAATACTTTTTTCATAATGGATAATAATATTGGCAAGTGGGGTTCTCTCAGCATGTCCGAGAGGGCCTCACTTATTTCGTTATTTACCGGGAGTGGTGTGACGAGTCTTGATGAGATGAGGGCATTGTATAACGAGTATAGCAACGGTGGTGGCATACATATTGATCCGTCAAAGAAAGGCACGTTCACGTCGGCCGCGAAAAGGCACGGCATGGGCGTGCAGGAGTTTGCGTCGCGTGTCCTTTCCAATAAGGATGATTATAGCACCGCGATGGTGAAGAAGGCTAATTTCGCGCGCAATTCTGCAAAGTGGCACGGCGATGGCGGGGAGATTGAACAGATGTTTGATTCGATAACGCCATCAGAAAAGATCGCGATAAATCTTCGTGGCCTGAGCAGAAAGCAGATAAAAAACAAGGCTTATGATCTTGCGGATAGATATGGTCTTAACGACGACATTATCGGAACCAGAAGACAGTCGAGAATATTCAACAGGACACAGAAAAGGTGGCGCGATAAAGGAGCTGATAAATACATTGATAAACAATTATTGGATGCGATCAGAAATGGTGACAAGCAGGCGTTTAATGACTATATAACCCTCGGTAGAGACAGGTTTGCTACTAAGTATGTATTTCCCGTTATAGCAGGTGGAATCGCTGGCCCTGCCGGCATGCTTGCTGGAATGGCTAACACAATCTTCGATGCTGGTATAAATCAGACCACCGGAGGCTTGCGTGACAGCTGGGGAGATCTGTTTGTCGATAGGTATCAACACCCTGTTTTAAGTTCGCTTCTTGAGTTTACGAATCCATTGAATTTTTCCGGAACAAAAGTATCTGGAAGATTAAGGGGAGAGCATTTTTATGATGTTCTCGATGATATAGAAAAGGCTTTCGGTAAGAATAGTAAGGAATATAGAGCAGCCATACAGACCAAACCTGAATTAGTTTTCAAGTTACGCGATGAATCCGGTTCTATACAAGCGTATAATGATAAGACTAATTCCATAAGATACGCTCCCTGGACATCAAAGACATCACTTGCCCATGAGTTCGGCCATTCTGTCGGTAATAAGCTCGAAAGGAAAGGTATAGGTTTATTATATGATAATGGCAAATACGTATATGAGGGACATAATATAAACACTACTGATAAGAATTATATTGATGTGGTTCCGCGAGAACTCTATGCCGATGCGTTCAGGCAGATCGTTAAACCATATAAGGGGCTTGATAAAGATCTGAGGTTTAGAGCGCGGATAGCTGATGAATACCTTAATGATGGTATGCCATATTTTACTGGATGGTCTAAATCCGGCGAAGAGGTTCCGACGTTCTTGCGCAATGAATACTCTGATATATATAGAAAGCAAAGACTAGATCACAGAAATGTGTATGAAGACGCCGCTAAATTGGGTGTAGATCCTAGAGCTTACCTACAAATGAAATCAAGGGCTTACGCTGATTATCTTAGTCATTTTGGCGGAACACCTAATATACAGTACCACGGCGCTCCGTATGCCGATGCCACTATATTTCCACAAAAGTCGCATCATTTATATAGAGGACAGGTCAGAGGAACAGGTACTGGTCCCGAAGGTATATACTTAACTAATCAAAGAGGATATGCAGAGCGTTATGAGCAGCCTGGTATAGGAGTTCACACGGGCTATAAACCTGACTGGTATAACGGTGGGAGAACATACATCGTCAGCACGGGCGTAAATCCGATTGATATAACAGATCCACGTATGGGAAAGATGCCTGCATGGATTCTGCAAAATATAACTCCAGAAAATAGAGCCTATATTGAATCATTGGGTTATAATGGGATTTCCGGTACAACCGGTTTCAGATTTAATGAAACAGCGGTGTTTTCACCGAATCAAATAAAGTCGCTTGAGGGAAATGTTGGGTACTTTAATCCATGGAGAGAATCAATATATGAATAACGGTTACAGCAATTGTTTATAATATAGTTGATAACATTGTCGCAAAAATAGCCGAAATGTCAGAATTTTTTTGTATCTTTGTATCATGGCGAACAAAGAAATGGCAATAATAGTATATTAGATATATGGATACATTAGAGATTGGAGTTATCGGCGAAATTGATAAATACGTTTATGACAAGATATTATCAAAACCACCGTTTTATAATTACAGGAAAAGGAGCGGTGGTCTTCCTAAAAAGATGAATGCCGATTCTGTTGTTGATCTCCCATTGAAAGATATTGACAATATTATCTTCGACAGCATCATATCTTACAGGAATCCTCAACAGTCTCAGTCGTTTGATATCATTCCTTTAGCGACATTTACTAAAAGAGACATAAGGTTCAGTTACTTTCTTGAGCGGCGCAGTATCGTTAAGGCTATAATGTTTATTGACCCAAGGTGCTCATGTTCCTCATGGCGCGACATAAGATACGATAATATCACATCGGTGGAATATCGTTTTGTTATGATAGACGCCATTAAGGAATTTCTCAATTTAAGGCGCTTTGACACGCGATCTATGATTGAGATGTGTAATTATATGCGCGATACGAAAAAGCGCTTAAAACGCAAATAAATGGCCTTGAATTCGATGTAATTAACAAAGACGGCATGGGTTATATATTTCTTCACGTAGATAAGCGGATATTGAATAATTTAAGCGCTGTTTGTGGTGTTACTAATAAGTTTAATAAAAATGAAGAAAAATTTGCATAATTCAAAAATTCTTTGTATCTTTGTATTGTCAAGTTAAGATAGTGCCGGTTGGTGTAATGGGTAGCATCTTGGTTTTGTAATCCAAGGATATCGGTTCGAGCCCGGTACCGGCATCAATATTGTGGGGTGGAGCAGTGGTAGCTCGCCAGGCTCATAATCTGGAGGCCGCAGGTTCGATCCCTGCCCCCGCAACAAAGTTTGTTTTGTTCAAATTATTTTGTTGTTATGAAGAAAGTTTGTGCTTTTATTGAATCAACCGCAGGATGGTTGATATGGTGCCTTGCGACAATATGGTCACTTGCATCGGCCGCCACCCTTGGCGGCAACGTCACGAAGTGCGTGGTTATCGTGGCGTCATTTCTCTCCGGTTATTGGTTTATCAAGGAGTTTTGCCAGACGGTGAATGGTGATGACACTCCGGTGGAGGTTGATGAGCCTAAAACCGAACCAAAGCCTATTGGTTTTAAACAGGGTGGTACAAAGACCAAGAAGGCTGCTAAAGTTACAACTAAGTCAAAGAAAGCGAAGGAGCAGTAGGGCTGCGGACAGGGTACAAACGCCGTAGATGCCTCGGGCAGTAACCAGCCGTGGAGGATCGGTCCAGTATTAGCGAGCTGGGGGGCCGGGTACCGAGAGAAACCCCGGTTTTATTGTTTTCATAAAATTATCATATGGCTAAAGTTGATAGTGATATGTATCTCACACACCCGTCTCAATATGAGGATGAACCCGTGTTTTATTGCAAGCACTGTCATTCTTTGAGGATTATGGTAGGTGATGGATTCGGTGATTATTGTGACGACTGTGGTAGCACCGACATAGGCCAGTGCCATATTAATGAGTGGCTGGCAATGAAAGAGGAAGATAAAAATAAAAATTAATATTATATTGTTATGGGAGAAGTAAAGAAAATTACACCGTCTGTAAAGGTTGATTACGAGGCTCAATACAAGGAGCTTAAGGAGAAGTATGATCAGGCAGTCGATTTTAACAGACAGCTTTCGGCTCAGGCGAAGTCGTTGTACGATAAGCTTCAGCGTGCCGACGCATCTAATTTCTTCACAAGATTGAATTTCCTTTTTAAAATCATTGAGCAGGCTCCGCTATTTCCTAAGAGTGTTGTTGCTGACACGATAGAGGAGATTACAGACGCAATGTTTAAGGAGAGCGGTGATTCCGATAAAGAGGATACTGATGAGGGAGAGAATGTAGGCACAAAAGGATAATCGGTTATGGCTAATGGAATAAACAGCGTGATACGCATCCCCTCGTCACCTGGGAAGGAGTTCTTCAGGATGTGGCTGAATTTCCTGAGGCCTTTCCACATGATGTCCGAGAGACAGGTAGACGTCGCCGCGACGATGCTTAACCTGAGATTCGAGTTGGGGCGCGTAATAACAGATGAGTTTTTGCTTGACAAGGTTGTGATGAGCGCTGACTCACGCAGGAGAATCGAAGAGGAGTGTGGTGTCACACCTGAGCATTTGCAGATGCTGCTCACAAAACTGAAGCGCGCCAATTTTATTACTGACGGTAAGATAAATCCAAGGTTTGTGCCGAGATTTAATGACGGTGACGATTCATTTAAACTGATGTTATACTTTGATTTCAATGGCAAACAAGTATCGAGTTAATATGGATTATCTTGAAAGGGAGATATATCCACAGGTTGCCAAGGATATGGGTATAACCGTAGAAGAGGTCAGATATACATATATGATGTTCATAAAACATTTGATTGACATTATGGGTGAGATAGACCTCTCGAAAGATATGACCGAAGAGGAGTTCAAACAGTTGAGAACAAACTTTAACATACCTTCGGTCGGGAAGATAGGACTTCCCTATGACAGGTTCCAATACCTGCGAAAAGCGTATATAAACCAAAAAAGAATAGGTAAAAGATATGGAAGAGTACAAGACACGGATGATTGAGGAATATGGAGACCTCGTCAAGAAGTATTATAAGCTCAAGGCGTTCCTTGAGGTAGAGAAGGGGCAGAGACATCTTGAGGCAATGGACAGATCGTTGCTAAGGGAGCAGCTTCATTACATGGGTGGTTATCTTGAGGTTCTCGCAAGACGTATCACAAGACTGTTTTGCACGCCGAATTTCGAGTCAGAGGCAGGAAGGTCAGTTAAGGCTTATCCGGCGCCGGCACCAAGGATGGAAACTGTCAGAAACGGAATTGGTGACGCACTAGAATATGACCCAAAAAGTACAAGCTCTGAGGCCAACGAGACAAAGAGATCTAGTGAGACCAACAGCACAATGACTGTATCCGCAGATGATTTTATCAAATGGTTCAACCAGCATTTTAATTAATATGAATCTTTCAAAGATAAAGAAGATACGGCCTCTGTATAATAAAGTTCTTATCACCGCTGATAAGTTTACCGAAGATCAGGTTTCTGATTCTGGACTTATTGACCCGACAAAGCAGCATGGTGTGCTGATGCCTGTGCAGAAGGTTATTTCCGTAGGGCCGATGGTAAGGGATGTCAAGGAAGGTGATGTCGTATGTTTTAACCCTACGAGGTATGGTAAAACCGTGCAAGTCAAAGACGAGAATTCTCTCAAGAGTGTCGTTGAGACACATCACTCGGAGATTCGATACAATTTCCCTATTGTCAATATCAATGGAACTGATTTTCTATATATATATGACAGTGATATTGACTACGTGATTGAGGAATACGAGGAGGTTAAGTCTGGAACGATATACGCACCGGACAATAAAATCAAGACATCAAAGATTCATTAATATATAGATTTGTTAATTTAGCCGGTCCGCAAGGGTCGGCTATTTGTGTTTATAGTTATGAGATTAATAGATTTCGAGGATTACAAGATAGTTGTGACACCAGAGGCGATGCTTATAAAGCCGATACGTGAGCTTTACAGAAAAGACAAGACCCGCGTGAAGGATTTTTTCTACCAGCAGATGTCATATCTTTATTTCATGGTTGATCCAAGAAGTACATATATGTACATTACGGATCCTCAGGAACGAGCAAAAGAGATTATAGCACAGGAGGGTCTGCCGGCGAAATTCAAGCCGTCAGACGAACTTAAACAAGCCATGGAGGTATATAAGAAACATACCACAACATCAAGCACTCTTCTCCTTGAGGATACGCGATTTATGGTAGACCAAATACGTAAGGAAATGCGTGCTACAGATTTATCCCAGCTTGAGGAGAAGGACAAAATCCTCGCTCTGAAGAACATGGTCTCAATGGGTTCAATGGTCCCTAAGCTTGTAAAGGATCTTTCTGATGCGGAGCGTGCGGTCACACAGGAGCTTAATGAGATCGGTCGTATCAGAGGTGGCGGCGAGAAGACCATATTTGAGGATGGTTTTGACGATTAGTTATGTACGAGGATATTGTTCTTAATAAATATCAGACCCCGATCAGTGAGTTGGGGCTTGATAAACAACCGCAGGAGGTCCAGGATCAGTTCTGGGATTTCTTCAATAACGTTCCTTTCATACAGTCTATGGTGTCTCCGAACAAGCCAAGGGCGTGTGATCTTCCCAGGGATTCAGAGGGCAAGATAATAGTCGATATAACTAAGCCACATATAATTGAGGATATTGATTATTTCAGGCCATCTGCGATACATTATCAAAAATATGGCAGATTTACCGATTTAAGACCGAATGCCAATCCTAATAGCGAGTTTGGCAAATGGATACGTGAAGAGCGCAGAAGGTGCTTGTATGGCTACGTAAGACCATATGACGGTGAGTGGATAACTGGAGACCATTATTTCTTTTTGAATTATTGTCCCATCTCTCTCTTAAAGAAATCCAGCAATGGAGGTAGAAAAGCGATGCGTGTGATTGACTTCCCATTCTCCTGGGAGGGGAATTATTATAGATTTCATTATCTCAATCAAGCGAGGGAACATGGTCTGATGGCTGCTGAATTGGCTCGACGAGGGTGTGGTAAGTCGTTCTGTGCCGCCGCAATGCTTGCCAAGCGCTTTATATTAGGAGAATCATTTGAGGTAAACAAGCGTGTTGTTTCATATATAACAGCGACTGACAAGGCAAAGTTGACTGGTGGTGACCAGACGCTTGATAAGTTTCAGTTCTACATAGATTTCATTGCGGAGAACATGCAGTGGCCGTCAAGAAGACTGTATAACTCATTGGCCGATATGAACTGGCAAATGGGTTATAAAGATCTCAACACTGGCACAAATAAAGGAACTCTTAACTCGGTGGTCGGCAAGTCTTCCCAGAACGACGCATCAAAGCTTAGGGGAACCAGAGGCGTGTTATATCTCTTTGAGGAGGCTGGTACGTTTGATAATCTTCTTACATTGTGGAGTAACCTATTGCCTTCGGTTTCTGATGGAGAATCTGTGTTCGGCCTTATGTATCTCTTCGGTACCTCCGGCGACCAACAATCTGACTTTGCAGCAATGCAGGAGATTATGTATAACCCTGTCGGATATAAAACATATGGACTTAAAAATGTTTACGATAAGGAGGGTCAGGGGCGACCAACGTTTACATATTTTTTCCCGGCATACATCAACAGATCAGACTGCTATGACGAACAGGGTAACTCTGATGTAACCAAGGCGTTGCTTGAGATTCTCGTTAATAGGTATAACGTTAAATACAACTCAACCGATATCAATACAATCACAAAGTGTATTGCTGAGATTCCAATAACGCCACAGGAAGCCATTCTTCGCACAAGGGGTAATATTTTTCCTGTCGCTGATCTTACCCAGCGCCTTGCGGAGATTGACAATGATCCGCACACGTTTGACGATGTCTATGTCGGAGACTTAATGCAGGAGAAAGATGGTACGGTATCATTCAAATTGACAGGCGATCAGCCGATTCGTGATTTCCCATTAAAGGACAACAAAGTTTCCGGAGCTCTTGAGATATTCAAAATGCCAGAGAAAGACGCACAAGGAAAAGTGTTTCCTCAGAGATATATCATAGGCCACGACCCGGTTGATAATGATGAGGCCGATACAATGTCACTTTCCTCAACATTTGTACTGGACTTATGGACGGACACGATTGTGGCCGAGTATACTGGAAGACATCAATTTGCCGATGACAATTTCGAGATGCTTAGAAAACTATGTGTTTTCTATAACGCAAAGTGTCTATATGAAAGCAACGTTAAGGGAGCATATTCATATTTTTCCAGAATGAATTGTTTATATCTCTTAGCAGATACTCCCGAATATCTTAAAGACAAGGATATTATTAAAAACATAGGTGTTGGCAACAACAGTAAGGGAGTAAAGGCTACTAAGCCGGTAAACGATTACGCCAACAGGTTGATTCGAGATTGGCTTCTTAAGCCGGTAACCATACAATCGGGTGAAGACGGTGAAGAAACGACTGTGTTTAATCTTGCGAGAATACGCAACAGGGCGCTCATAAAGGAACTTATGCTTTATAATCCAGACATAAATGTTGACCGTGTTCGTGCCTTAGGCCTTTTAATGCTCTATCGCGAACAGTTTATGGTTACGTATAATGGCGATCCATCTTCATCCAAAAACGTTATTGAGAGTGATTATTTAGGTAATGATGATTACTTCACTAGAAATTATGACAATCGGTTGCGCTAACATAGCGATAGTGTAACGGATAGTTAACTTTTATGATTAGCCTCGTTGAGAAACGGGGCTTTTTTTATATCTTTGCATAATTGAAATTTAAATACTAAATAATATGTCGGAATACACTAGTTTCCCGCCACAGCAGTTGCCTCTATCCCAGAAGACCCGGAGCTGGAGACGGCAGTGTGTTGACTGGGGTGACAACAGAGGATTCTTCAACTATAGTCCGGTGAGGAACTCTGTGGTCCACAAGAAAATTAATTATGACTTGCTTAACGGCAGGATTCATATGAGCGATTTAGCATTAGTCCTGAATCCAAACAACCTCAGGTCTACTCTTGTACCTGAGAATATCGTGCATTACCCAATAATGAACTCAAAACTCAATGTCTTGAGGGGCGAGGAATCTAAGCGGGTGTTTGATTACAAGGTTGTCATAACCAATCCGAACGCTCTTTCAGAGATCGAGGAGACAAAGAAGCGGCAAATGCTTCAGGAGGTTCAGGCAATGATCGCAGACCAGAGCCAGAGTGAGGATGAGTTCAACGCAAGACTTGAGAAGCTTAGCGATTATTACACTTACGATTGGCAGGATATGCGCGAAGTGCGTGCCAATGCGCTGCTCAATCATTATTCAAAGGAGCAGAATTTCCCATTGATATTTAATAATGGCTTCATGGACGGCCTTACAGTAGGTGAGGAAATATACCAATGCTCAATCGTTGGTGGAGAACCTCTTCTTGAAAGAGTGAATCCACTTAAGATACGTGCTTTCAGGTCTGGTTATTCAAACCGTATAGAAGACGCTGATTGTGTTATTCTCGAGGATTATTGGTCTCCTGGCAAAGTCATAGATTACTTCTATGATGTTCTTTCACCCAAAGATATGGAGTGGATCAGAAAGATGCCTGATTTTGCACAGGGATCTAATGTTGACGCTATGGGTAATATTGACGAGCGAAGAGGCTTTGTCAATGCAGGAATGATTGATGACGCGATTGACGTTCGTGGAGATGGTTATTTCTTTGATGCGATGAATCTTTTTCCGGATTCATACGATTCCTCGTTACTGCCATATGACGTTGCTGGCAATATTCGCGTGATGAGAATGTACTGGAAATCGCGCAGGAAAATAAAGAAAGTAAGATCGTATGATCCTATTACCGGAGAGGAGGTTTATAACTTCTATGATGAGAATTATCAGATAGACCCATCAATCGGGGAGGTTGAGGATACTTTCTGGGTTAATCAAGCCTGGGAGGGTACCAAAATAGGTACTGATATTTATGTTAATATGCGTCCGTGTCCAGTACAGTATAACAGATTGTCCAATCCTTCGAGATGTCATTTCGGTATAGTCGGCTCAATCTACAACCTCAATGATAGCAGGCCATTCTCTATGGTTGATATGATGAAACATTATAATTATCTGTATGATATCGTTCATGACAGGCTGAATAAAGTAATGTCTCATAACTGGGGGAAACTGATACAACTCGATATTGCCAAGGTGCCTAAAGGCTGGGATATTGAGAAGTGGATGTATTACGCCGAGGCCAATGGTATAGCTGTTGTTGATTCTTTCAAGGAAGGTAATATTGGCGCATCAACCGGTAAATTAGCTGGGGGTCTTAATAACAACACAACTGGAGTGATCGACGCAGAATTTGGCAACTCGATTCAAAGCCAGATAAACTTGCTTGAATTCATTAAACTTGAGATGGGTGAGATTGCCGGTATCTCAAGGCAGCGTGAGGGCCAAGTATCCAATAGGGAAACTGTAGGTGGAGTTGAGAGGGCCAACGTGCAGTCATCTCATATTACAGAATGGCTATTTGTCGTTCACGATGATGTCAAGCGCAGAGCTCTTGAATGTTTTCTTGAGACAGCAAAGATAGCGATGCGCGGACGATCCATGAAGTTTAATTATATCCTTAGCGATAATTCAATGCAAATCATGTCTATTGATGGCGACGAGTTTGCGGAGAATGATTACGGTCTTGTGGTTGATTCCTCTGATGGAGTGCAACAACTCAATCAAAAGATGGAAATGCTCGCTCAGGCTGCATTGCAAAATCAAACATTGAACTTTTCTACAATAATGAAGTTATATAACTCAAGTTCGCTTGCCGAGAAGGAACGCCTTGTAGAAAAGAATGAAAACGAGATGATACAGAGAGCTCAGCAACAGCAGGAACAACAAGCGCAAATTGAACAGCAGAAGACCGAGGCAGCAATGCAGCAAAAGTCAATGGAGATGCAACAGCAGGATGCGATTAATCAGAGAGATAACGAGACAAAGATAATTGTCGCTAATATATCAGCTAACGCATCAATGGCTGCCAGACAGAATGACGGTATTATGGAACCTGATGAAATGAGTGAATCTGAAAAACAGAACCTGCGTGAGAAGATACGTGAGTTCGATGCTAGATTACAACTTGACAGGGATAAATTCAATCACGATAAATATCAGGCCAATAAGGATAATAAACTTAAGGAAAAACAGCTTTCTATACAAAAAAGCAGGCCAACAACAAAATAGATTCAATAAAAGTATCAAAATATGGATTTCAATAGAAATTTAAGGATTGTTCGCACTAGCGGTTCTTCGTATCCTTTCCCGTACAAGAGTAACGTGTTGTGGGTTCATCATGACGAGAATAATAATCCTGTTGTCGAAATCTGGGACCATGGCAAATGGGTTCCAGTTACTGGAGTTGGATCTGGCTCCGGTGATATAATAATCGACACAAAGATGTCCGATTCATCGTCAAATGCAATCGCCAACAAAACCGTAAAGAAATATATTGATGGCATAGCGTCTAAGACCGATGCATCAATTCTGTCTTTAAACGAAGGGAAGGTTGACAAAGAACAAGGTAAGGGTTTATCAACCAATGATTATACGGACATAGACAAAGCGAAGCTTGACAAGATGCCAACAAAGGTATCTGATTTAGAGAATGACAGTAATTACGCAACTGATCAGGATCTTGTAAATCTCGCCACTAAAGATGAGGTAAAGAAGCTTGAGGACAAGATTGACAACATTCAACCTGGAACTGAAATTACCGTAGACACGGATCTGAATGCTGAGTCAACAAATCCAGTTCAAAATAAGGCTATTGCAGCCGCTATGACTGAACTACAAGACTATTGCTTCCCTACCTCTCTTGAGGCCTCCATTTCTCCGTCTTCCGTGGAGTGGACAGGTAGTTCGGTAGAAGTCAGCGTACACTTCAGGGTCCTTAGAAACTCTAAACCGGTGGTAGCCGATATTATTCAAATTCAGTTCAACGGCGAGACTAAGACCTTGGAGAACGTAGCGGAGGGTTCGGAGAAATTCACTCTCGCTGCTCAGGGCTATAAATTCGGCTCAGTTACTGCTAAGAAAGGCACTACTACCATAAAGAACTCACCAAAATCTATTAGTGCTAATCTCTATCTTCCGGTATATTACGGATTTTCTAAAGCCACCGCAGGAAATGAGTTGACTATCACTTCACTGACAAAGGGAGGATCTTCTCTCAATGGTACCAAGACTCTAATCAATGATGACGCCACCAAGTACCTATGGCTCTGTGTCCCTAATACTACGTCAATCAATAAGGTTACATCTGGTGGTTTTGATGTTCCGTTCTTGACTCCAGTGGAAGCTTCTACTCAACTAGGAACATACAAGTGCTATCGAACTAAGGATCTTCCTGGTACAGACCCTATGACCATTGTTATATCTTAAAATTTAGAATATCATGGCAGATTATATTAAGATCTATGGCGAACTAAGACGACCATTAGCGGGTCAATATATCACAAATTCAGATCAGATAAAGTATAAAGATGAGACGGTAAAAGATGTTCTCGATAAACTCGACGGGGTCAACTACATAGATGTTCCGGAGCTTAATGACGATTACATCGTTCAGTCAAGCGCATCTCACAAAGAGACTGTCTATACTATCGAAGTTGGAGCAACCATTCACGCTATCGTTGGAGACTCCACTATTAAATGGATGAACGGAGAGGCTCCTGTAACTCAAGCCGATCGCATATATGTTATATCAGTAATAGGATCCCTGGCCGTCTGGGGAGAATTTCCAAAAGTATAAGCTATGAGTGTATTTAGAGCTCTGATGATGTATAAGCATCAATCTCTGAATGAGTTCGTCAAACTTGTTCCAGAGAAATTAGAATTTCCGGACCCAGAAAGCACTAAAGACCTAACCGTAGAATCCAATGCTTCCTGGACTCTTGGAGTCAAATACAACGACTAAACGTCTAATAAAGGCTAATTTATTAACTTTCTAAAATTATTAAAAAATATGGCAAAACCGAATTGGATTAAACTTGGCAAGAGCTCAGGTTCCATGAACGATTCCACAACTGTTACCGCCCTTGAGTACACGGGCCGTCAGCAGAGGGGTGGAACAATTACCGCTAAAACAACCGGAGGTGCAACCGACACAACTTCCGTTTCTCAGACAGGTAAGGCTGAGTTCATTAATGTGCCGACCAAGACCTACAACGCGGCTGCAAAGGGTAGCAATTCTGATGGTTCTGATACCATTCAAATCACCGGTACCGCAAATACGGCAAACATCAAGGTGGCAGAGACTGCGGGCAAGATTATCCCTGGGGCAGCCTACAAAATCCAAGTCAACGCAATAAACGATGATTCTTGGGATGGAAAAACTGATACTGGCATTGATGACGACCCTGGCAAGGATGCTCAGTTCACTTTCACTATCGACGTCAAGATCCCAGAGAACAAGACTGAAGCTGCCAAAACATTGGAGATCAAGCTTCAGAATGGTAACGGCGATGTGACTACAGAAGCCATCACCATCACTCAGGCCAAGGGTGTTAAGTTTTATGGTGCTGTCACCCTCACTGTTGGTACTTATCAACAAATTCCTGCTGCCGGTGGTACAGTTGACGCTCCTTCTGTTTCCTTCTCCCAGCCTTGGGGATGGAACGGTGTTACCTCAGGTGGTGGTACCATTACTACCGGTGGCACTGTTGCTTATGCAACTAAGACGGGCTGGCCAGAAGCCCTTACCCTTGCCACAGCTACGGGTCAGGTATCTGCTGAATCTCGTACAACCGTGGTTGGAGACGTGATCTCAGGCACTGTAACCATCACTCTTAATGCCAATGGCAAGTCCGCTTCCAAGGAAGTTTCAGTTAGCCAGAAGGCTAACTCTGTAACCTATGCCGTTACAGACGTGACACTGGCTGCTCCAGATGACATCCCAGCTTCCGGAGGTTCAGTATCTTCTGCCACCGTTACAGCTAAGGGTTCACAGACTTACACCTCGGGTTCGGTTACAAGTGATGTAGATCTCACCAATGGCTCTGATGATTGTACCATTACATTTAGTGAGGAAGTTTCAGCTGCTTCACTTGGTACTACCGTAACTAATAGAACCAAGAAAGGTACTCTCACCGCTACAGTTACTTGGAAAGCTACCGCTACCAAATCTGCTTCTGTAGATGTATATCAGGCAGCCAATACCGCTACTTACGGTGATATTACATTTGATTCTTCTGTTTCCACAAAAGTTTCACTCAGGGCTGACGGTACCCAAAGCCGTAACATGACAGACAACTCCAATGTTGGAGCCAAGCAGACTGTCACCTATACTTCTGGCGCCACCAGAACAGAGGCCAGCGATACCGCTGCGGTTGTCTTCGATCTCAGTCCAAAGGTCAAGACTGCTGCAACTGGGTTTGCTCTCTCTTCTGACGGCATCGTTTCTGTTGGAGCCAACCCTACTACTGAACCTCGCGGAGGATTTGTAGTGACAGTAACTGTCACCGGTGAGGGCGACAAGACTGCCACCAGAGACTTCACGTTTAGTCAGCAGGGATCTTCTTCTTACATCAACCTTACTCCAGAGAGCCTCACCTTTGTGGCTGCCGGAGAATCCAAGACGCTCACTATAGAGTCAAACGATAGCTGGACTCTTGAATAAGGCTGTCATAAGGTGAGAGGGGGTGAAACCCCTCTCATCTTCTAATTTATTTTAAAAACGAATCATCATGGCAAAACCAAGTTGGATAACCATAAAATATGGGCCTATAGGAAGTGGCCCGGGGACAAGATCACTAAAAGCAAGCCCCCATACTGGAAGATCAAGCAGATCAGGCTCTATCAAAGGAGTTACCTCTGGTGGAGCCTCTGATTCTGTAGTTCTCTCGCAGGATGGAGCTAGCGAGTTTATCATGGTAGACAACACTTCCTATTCTGTCACAGCTCTGGGTGGCACCGTGAAAATCACTGGCACCAGCAACTCACCGTCTCTGACGGTGTATCAACTCAGCTATTCCTTTTTACTTTCAAATTTCGCCCTTAAAGTAAACGGGACGGCCTATTCCTGGGACGGAAACGTCTCTCATCAGATATCGGGTGATCCTGGGGCATCTAGCTCTTACACTTTTGAGATCTCCTTTGACGTGGCGGAGAATCAGACAGAGTACTCCAGGAACATCACTTTCAGGCTTCTCGATTCGGGTGATCCTGGGGTATCTTCTAAAACCATCACTATTACCCAAACAGAAGGTGAGAAGACCTACGGCACTGCAAGTGTCAATATGAGATATTCTAATTGGGATATAGGCGCAGAAGGAGGTGTTGCCACCCCTTCTTACGAATTTTCAATCCCTTGGGGATGGAATGGCAAAACATCTGGTGGTGGAACTCTTACCCAATCTAATTCTTCTCATTCTGTAAAATATACCTATTATACTGATCCTCCTGGTTCCCCTTATAACTGGACTTTAGACGAGCATACAGGAGAGCTAGTTATGGATTCTCTGGGAAAGAACATCACTGATTCTTATAAGTCAGCCCGTATTAAGATAACCATTATCGTTAATGGTCAGACCTTAACTCATACCGATTTTGTAAGACAGGATCCCAATAAGGTCACCTATACTTTAAGCTCTGCTTCTGTTTCATTAGACGATATCCCAGCATCGGGTGGCTCAGCTGACTCACCAAGCTTTATCTCAGCTTCAGGCAAGATTGATTATTCTTCTGGAGAATCCGATACTCCTTCTATAACATCTTCGGATGTTATTATTACGTTGTCTAAAACGGTAAACGGCTCGAATCTTGGTTCAACCATCAAGGCCAGAACAAAACTTGACACAGTTACAGCCACTATAACCTGGAATGGTTCCCAAACAACCAAAAATATTGATGTGTACCAGCAGGCCAATCAGGTAACCTATTCATCAGTTAGCGCCACATCTTCTACTGTAATTATTCCAAAGACTGGTGGGGATGTAGATATAGCTGCTAAGGTTTCCCCGAACCAGACAGCCACCTATACTTCGGGTGCTACTAGAACCATAACTGATTTTACCTATGAGTTCACATCAGTACCAAGTTTGATAACCATTGATGAGCTTAATCTCAAGGCCACCGTTGGTAAGAACGTCACAGGTTTAACCAGGGACGATACTATTGAAATGAAGATAACCGGCGAGGGAAACAAGTCAACTACGGCATCAATATCCTACAATCAGGAGTCTTTAGTTATACCTTCTTGGAATGTTCCTGCCACATTCCGCTTTGACTGCAATGGTCAAAGTGATCTATCCGCCTCAGGTCTTGACTTGAATATCTCTGATCCAGATAATGTGGGTTGGACTATCGATGGTCCTTCTTACGTTGGCAACAGTTTAGCAAGTGGCGACCAGCTACCAATAAGTGGTACCGGAAATAAGAGCTTATCTCTGGCACCTGATGTTAACACTTCTTCAGAGAGAACCTTTGATCTCGTTCTTAAAGCTTCTACTGGAGATGTAATTGCTACTTGCAATTGTACACAAGATGCTTCAGAGTCTGAGAATACCGTCGCAATGAAGATTGCAATATCAAATGCTGATCAAGTGTTAGATGTAGCAGATCATAATCCAGAAGTATATATAAATACCAATGGCTTGACTATAACGGATGGTTTATCTTTGGGAACAACTATATCAATGGATTCACAGTACATATACATTGATATTCCAAAGTCTAATGTTGCCGAATTATACAACAAGTTGCAGGTTGACTGGAAATATAATCAGTTCTTATATGTTCATATATTAAACGGATCTACTAATCCTTATACTGTTTATAATAATGAAACGTCTGAACATACAGACTTTTATAACAATGAGAACTTCTTGTTATGTGAAATTGCAAAAGTTCAAGCAGATCTTTTTACCAAAGTTAAAGATGCCGTTACTTCTTATGGTTCAATTATACTTGAATCTGATTGTATTGTTGAAGAATATCAAACTAGATATCATGCAGTCATTAAAACAGATGAACCTTTGAGCTCCTATGTATCATCACAATTCTCTAGTGAGAAGTTTGGTCTTGTTTGGTTAATGAACAGGGATGACAATACAAGTTACTTGCCTATATTTCCTTATGTAACGGGTGTAGATGCAGGTGGATCAGTACCAAAACTTAGGATGGATGTATACAGGTGCATTCCAATGCCGCTCTCAATTTTTAAATTAAATAATCTAGCCTTTGTTACTGATTTTGCCGCCACCGAAGCTAATCTTATAGGTATTGTGTCAATTTCAGAGATCAAAACAGGTAATTTAAGTTTATTAAATTTGCCTACCTTTGATTTGTCAGAAACCTATTTTGGAACAGAAGTTCCTGGATTTGATTCGTCTGTCGTGCTTGAGATGCAAAATCCATCTGTGTTAGATTTAAGTAGTTATGTGTCTACTGGTTTCAATGGCGATATAATTATTACCTTATATTGTGATGATATGTTCCTTGATATACAATAGTTTATGAAAATAAAAGAAGATTGCCAGATTTATTGGTACCTATAATCTGAGTTGTTGTTTTTCTAGCAATCATGAATTGCCTTATTTTCTTAGAAATAAACATTTTCATAGTTAACAAAACCATCAGGTTTCTATAAAAACAATGTTAAATTGTCAATGCCGGTTTAAATACCGGCTTTGACTTAATTATATTATAATGTCAGGAGTACGTTTTATATATTATGGCGTTAAGGCGCCAAGAGACAAGGAGCTTATATGGCTTAAACCATACGGGCGACACAAATTCAGATTATATCGCTGGGAAGCTATTGATTGGTATCCTATCAGTGGCTCTATAAATATCGAGGACGTTGAGCGGTTGATACATGAACTCGCGCCACAGATATTTGATAAGCTCATGCAGGATTTTATTACAAATGTACTTCCAGATATAATTGATAACAGGATTTACGACATACTTGACGAGGTTCTTGAATCACGTGTCACTGATATAGTGAATAAAATTCTTAATGACTGGATAAGCAAGAACCTTAGACAGTATGTGTATGGTTATATAAACGATTATTTCAAGGGTTGTCCATGGGCTACGTTACCGTTGAGCGGTAATGAGTATATGTGGATCTTCCAAGATGGGCAGATACGAAAGTTGAAGATAAGCGATCTTGGTAGTTATATTAAGCCGGTAGATCCTGAACCTCCAACACCTGAGATAAAGGGATCGTTTGATGACAGTTTCGATAATAGTTTTGATTGATATATATGGCAACAAAAACTCAAATTAAGAATTACATAAAGGATCGCGTGTATACGAATACAAGACAAGCGATCACTGGTAACAGCCTTCAGGAGACGCTCTGTAAGGTTGTGGATGACCTCGAGTTGGGATCGTCAACTGGCGGCGTAGAGAAAAACTATGTCGATTCTCAAGACAAGATGACCCTCGATGAGGCGAAGAAATATACTGACGCTAAAGTCGCCGGAGGCGGTGAAGCATTACTTACATGGCGTTACTCAACAGTCGCGTCAAAGGATGCGCCGCTTGACCCGGATAGGGCACCAGATTTGTGGCATGCCGCTCCGCAAACAAGCGATGATCACTGGGCCGCACTTAAGGAGACTGGTGGTTCTTGGAATATATGGCCACTGACGGCTAAGGATGGAACGGATGGGCGTGGGATCAAATCTAGTCTGGTGGAATATGTTCTATCCGATCAAGGAAACAATCCGCCAGCAAGTGGTTGGTCAAAAACAAGTCCTGATATCGTTGGGGGTAAATACCTATGGTCGAGAACAACTACTACATATACCGACAACACAACATCAGTTGTTTATACTGTTACTTATATTGGTAAGAACGGTAATGACGGCAAGAATGGAAAATCCGTGAATATTAAAGGGTCACTTGCTAGTATAGATGATTTGCCGACATCTCCTACGCCTTCAGAAAATGACGGTTATATTATTGGTGAAGATCTGTGGGTTTATACAGGAACTCCTCTTGAGAACGACAAGAATCATAACGGATTTACCAATGTAGGCAAGGTTAGAGTCAAAGGTGACTCGGCGTGTCTACATATAGCATGGGCAAACACATTGGCTCCTGATTATGAAAACTTCACGACACAAAAGCCGAAGGGGCAGAGATATAGATATATGGGAACATATGTCGATTATTCTGAAAACCCAAGCAATCATCCTGACAGCCAGAGACCAGAGGATTACAACTGGCAAGAGGTTATTGGAGAGCAGGGTGAATCTGTGATCGTTGCCGACCTTGATAATGAGATAGAGTCAATTGCACTTACTTATGACGGAAAAACAACAGCAGCTGCATCGTATACCCCAATAGCGTCAATGTGGTATGGTTCTCAGAAACTAACGCTTGATAGCCTTACAGCTGTCGTAACAAAGACAGATTTTGCGAACAATGTTGTTGTTGTCCCTAATAAAGCAACAGGCGCAATTTCAGTTTCATGGCAAAAAGGCGTTGAGTTGACATCGTTTAACGTTGATATCACAGTAAAAGCCACAGTAAATGAAACACAGTATGTAAAACTTTTGTTTTTTAAAGTAAACTGTGTGAAGGCTGGAGAGCCAGGAGCTGATGCTGTTCTGTATAAGATAGAACCATCCACGAATGCAATTAAGAAGTTTAGTGACGGCTCAATCAGTGATTTAACAATTTCCTGCAAAAAAATCAAGGTTGTTGGCGCCAAGAAGGAAGAGACCACAGATGGAACCCTTTATTATAAGATTGACTCAAACGACAGGCAGGTTTATACAGGAGCTATTGATACATCTACAATAAGTCGCAAAATCAGATTTGAATTCGAGGTAAACGATATTCTCTGGGACGCTGAAGACATCTATGTCATTGAGGATGGTTCAACGCCTAAAATTGTTGATACAAAATACTCATATGCGATCACGATGAATCATGTCATCCCTTCAGATGAATCTTGGACAGAGCCTGCGCATCTTGAAGACTCAACTCCTATTGAGGGCCTTCCTGGTCAGTATCTGTGGACAAAGATTATTTATACATGGTCTGATGAAACCGTGACATACTCTATCAGTTATGCCAGATGTGGTTTTGACGGCAAGGATGGAAAGACAAAACCATCTGTTGTCACATATAAAGGTGTATGGAAGAACGATGGGTTATACACCGGAACCGAAACAGACGACTCGATTATAGTAGATATAGTTTACTTTACGTCAGCTGGAGCAGTTGACGGTAAGTATTACATGGCTATTCAGACAAAGAAATTTGTCAACGAGAGTACACCTCAACCAGATACAGATGAGGGTAAGGCTTATTGGTCTGCGTTCCAAGGGCAATATGCGAACATAGCGACAGATTTCTTGTTTAGTCAGCAGGTTGTGTCAAACCTTATTCAAGCCATTAATTTAAACGCTACGAAGATTAATGCTGATAAGATTAATACTGATGATCTTGTCGCAAAGAAAGTGAGAACCTCTGAAACCGGGGAACGAATAACTATACAAGATAATAGGTTTGAGTCTAAAGACAGTAATAATAAGATAGTAACTGTTATAGATCCATCTAAGACAATAAGTTATGATTATTATTCTGCAAACGCATATAAATTGGAGGTAGATTCTGGAACCACGTTTTTTACCAGAAGAACCACACAAAGCACAGTAAGTAGCTTAACTAATGTATATACGGTAGGCACATTTGTAATAGCACCATCTGGCCAATATTTATACGACTTGTTATGCAATAATCTTATAATAAGAGCTAGTTCGTCAAGTAATGCAGCGGATACATATCCAGAAATGCCGTCTGTAAATAATTTTAGCGTAACAGTAAATGCTAAAATTGGTTCTAGAAATTACATTATGGCTTCGGGAAGCGTTCAAATCAACGGACCAGTATATCAAGTAAAGCAGGTTCCGCTAATTTTTAATAAAATAGGAAACCTGTATTATGCTGGTACTACTGGATGCACAATATCAATTTCAGTAACACATTCGTATAGTCAACCTAGTTCTTATTCTGCTTATATAAATCAGGCAAATGTGTCTTTTGATGCAGGGGCTACATTCGGTGTTTATGTAAATCCATCTGTATTTATTGGTAAAAACATGGCATCGTTTGGCTCGCTGACCGAAAGTAATCATTGTCTTATTGGCGGCTCTGGAGACACAGTGCTTGACATATTAACATCTAATAGCGGCATTACAGTAACCCAGAATTCTGTTAATGTAATAACTGATAAGATAAGAGGACTGGTTCCTATTGTGAATCCATATGTATACACGCATTCTGGAATAATATCACCAGGTAATACCACTTACGAAGTTGATACTGATTCTATAGAAACAATGTATGCTTTGCATAAAAATAGTGTTCCTGTATATTGTAACGCGACATTCAATTACGTTCCTGTATCAAATGCCGCTTATACCGTTAGTGTAATGGCTAAACTAGAAGCGGCAATGGCGGAAAGCTCTAGTACAAGCGGCTATATGGATACTACGCTATTTTTTGTTGCCCATCTACACGATATGAGACAAGGATATTTTAATAGCGATACCGATCATATTATAAATATCTTTATAACCGGAAAAACGCGAACAGATAATAGTCTTCCACTATATTCGAGCGGGTCGCTTAAATGTTATATTCACACAATCTAATAATATATGGATGCAGGCAGGTTCAAAATCCTGAAATATAATGGTGAAGGAGTCGAGCCCGGTACTTTTGACGGTACTGGGATCGGCGACCTGCCGTTAGTTATTTCAGCTAATAAATCAAAAGATAGAAGCGTTGTTAAACAACAGATGACGCTTCAAGGAAGTGAAGGTGAATTGCCCCAAGTTATTGAATTACAGCAAGAGTTTGTGCCGTTATTTGTGGATAATTCTCTTACAGAAAAAAGGCAAGTCGTTGGTTATTATGAACCATATAACATCGACTTTTCTGGTTATAGCAATGGACAATACATACGTTATAGGTTTTCTGATGATGATAACTGGGTATCGTACTCAAATTCGTTTGATGGATCGATAATTAACGAAGATGATCCAGAAAACGCTCTTCAATTAAATGGCACAGAATTCTCTACTGATAAATATACTCAAGCGACAGATGAATATTATTCTGGCGGCACGTCAAAATATCTTTGGGAAATGTCGTTCTATTATACCGAAGGAGATAATAATTCTTATGATGGAATGCCTAATGTTGTATATGGTTTTGAGCCAGGTTATCACTATTTTTATGTTGATGCTTCTGACAAGCCATTCACGAATGATTTAACGCCGGCTGATTATGTAACAGCAGTTTGTGGTGTATATGTTGATACTCCTGTTCCAACGGTAAATCTTCATTGGAAGAGAATCTCTGAAAATCAATTGGAGTATTGGGTGACTTCTGAAGCACATGCTGGAAGCATGGATGTTCGTGTAATGCTGAATAATCAGGTGTTTACTTGCACGCTTGTAAACGGTGCTACAACTTCTGAGAAATACACAACCAATTACACTACATCAGCGGCTGTAAATCCAGCCATTTTGAGCAGTACTGAAGAATTGATAACATTCCAGTCAACAAAGATAACTCAAGAGGCGGAAGTTCCGGTAAACTCAATATCCATCAACGGTTCTGAATTTGTTTACGGAGATAGTGATATTCAAGCAGTGTTGTCTCCTGCTAATACAACGCAAAAAAATATTAGTTGGGCGATCTCGTCCGGAGCTGATTATGCGACGTTAACACCAAATACAGATGATCCTTCAATATGTAATATTTCTTTCAAAGCCACAGGAGGCGGCGTTACTGTTATCGCTCAGAGTACTGACAACAAAAGTATAGTAGGATCAAGACGGTTTTCTGTATACAGCAGTCCTACAGGTACATGGAATATTAGCGGAGAAAAGGTTGTAAACAATACTAAAAATTCAGCCACATATTCAATTAATTGGCTCAATGGCACAAGTGCAACAGATTGTGCATGGAGTATTGGTTTAGGAGACTCATATGCATCTATAAATAATAATGGAGTTCTTACTGTTAAGCCAGGCGCTGATAATTCAACCGTTATAATAAGGTGCGCGGTTGATTCTACGTATAAACATTATATCGTTACAGTTACATATGTTCCGGCAGACGTAAAGTTCGAGCGAGAAAATATTCATTTAAGTTGTGATTATGGAACATTTAAACTTCCATATGAATACACAGGAATAAAAAACCCTGTTGTCACGGTGGTTGGCAATATGATTCTAACTACAGATGTTGAAGACAACTCTAATGTTATCACGTTCAATTATGCTACGAATCCGGAACAATATGCCAAGACTTCTACAATAACAGTCACAGGAACACGTACAGATGGACTAGGTGAATACTCTAAATCAACAACAATTATTCAGGATTCATTCGCAGCTTATCTTACACCATATTGGTCACTGAAAGCTCTGGAAACCATAAAAGCGGACGAGACGTCGTTGATACCAACAATAACAGACCAGAACAACATTGGATACCAAGTTGTATCCGACGATGATTGGATCACTCCTGTTGACAGTGGTACCTCTTCTCCAGTATATAGACTTGATTTTTCGCATAATACGTCATTGTCAGCAAGAACTGGTGTTGTGCGCCTTGTTGACAAAAAGATGTCATATAACGTCGGATCCGTCATTAAGGAAGACTGGGCGTTTATGAGTGAACCTAATCCAAGTAACGGTATTCCTAATGGCTCAAATTTAAGCCCGACAGACGTGGCTGGTACAAGTACATTCAATCTTTATAGAACATCAAAACTGTATTATCCAAAGTCATCAATAAGTTCTGACACGTTCTCTTATGTGAATATGTCTCCGTCGAATGATTATGATACCACATATACTGTGACAATGCTTAGCCAGCCTAATGCCGTGGAGGAAACTAGACATGTTATTGGTATATATAAATCATATCCAGGAACACCTACAGACGAGAAAACAATTATTCAGAACGCCTATGAGAACAAGGAATATTATAGTCTTAATATCAACTTAACAGATCCAATACTGGAACCAATTAATATTGATCTTATTGATGCAAGCGGTAGTGTATTGCAGTCAACAAGTTCGGCACCAAATCTTTCAGGTACAGAAAACAGAGCCTCATTTGCAAATCTTGAAGGCGGCAAGTCTTATAGTATAAGATTGAGCGCCACTGGTTTTGATACAAAAACGCAATCGGTTCCTCCACTTAACAAGGATACCACTATGGACGTGTATATGAATGCGAATAGCCATAGGCTTTACTGTTATACAACGTTCGGCGCGACGACCGTAGTACAGTTGCCGAATAACCAAAAATTCTGGACCGATACATCGAATCAACCATTTATAGCAACAGCTACAGACAGTAATCTATCTGATGTTATAAAACAGATTGATGAATCAACCGGTCGAGTTGAACCGATATTTGGCGTAAGCTTGTTTAATGCAGAGTCACGTAATCCTGAAATATATTCGTTTATTGATTTTAATCTTTCTGGGTTACAGAATTCTTGCACACTTCAGCAAGTTCTCGACAAGGTTTGGCCAAACAGGACTGGCTATGTAGCTGTTTGGTGTTACTTTAGAGACATAGCAACAACATAATTATATACATATATATGGTAACTAATTTTGCAACAATCACACCTGACTCCGGTTCTGGAGACGTCACGTTGACTATAAGCACGACTAAAAATACCGGACGAAACTCTCGTACAGTAAACATTTCTGCAAAAGAAACAGACGGAACATTAACATCAAGCAACAACCTTGAAATTACTCAGGAAGGAGCAACAGAGTTCATAAAAATCTCTTCTGTCGGAACCGCTGTTAAGGATGGCGGTAACGTAAATGTTGTGTTTACGTCAAATAGTAAGTCATTTATTGCAAGGGTTGATGCACCTACAGGATATTCTTCACAAATTCCTGTAATCAAAAGCATCAGCGTTAATGATTCTGCCGTTTCACTGTCTGGTACAAATAATATTACTGTTACACCTACGGGGGACCCTGGAGCCACGGCTCAGTATACCGTAACAATGGTTGTAACGATTCCCGCGAATGCGTCTGTGTCTATTGTAAAGTATCCTGTAACAATAACATCAGCAACGACGGCATCTATCGTCGGTACTGGAGATATTAATCAGGCAGGAGCTGAAAAGTATCTTAAATTTACGAATAGTCAGGGATCAGAGATAGCATTTATTCGCATTGCCGCAGACGGTACACCGTCAACCAACGCAAAGATATCTTCCAATATTGCCTGGACACTTACAACTGTTTAATTTGTTTAACACTGGGGACGGGTTATGCTCGTCCCTTAATATAATAGCTACATGAGTAATTTTTATATTAAGAGCGGCGATACATCCGGTTCAGGAAATAGTGATATAATTATTAGTACATCCTCGCCAAACAATGGAAGAGAGTCACTAATGGGACGGTTTAGGGTATCGTTTGATAATAAGAAATATGCGACTATAAGTCTTGAACAAAAGGGCGTCGGTGAAGTTCTTAACATATCAAGATATACCCAACATCTTGATGCAAACGAATCGATGGTAACTATTGTCGGCGCGGCAAATGTCAAGACCATTGTGACATCAATGGCTGGTAACGTTCGTGTAAACGGTGGAATTTTATCTAATTGGGATGGTGTAAATTATATATTCATTAGTGGTGATCCTGGAAAGACCGCTATGTATGAATATGTAATAACAATCAATGTTGGCACTAATACATCGTCTCATTCAAGAGACATAAAGATTATTTTGTCTGATGGCGATGTGATAACCAAAACGTTAAATGTATCGCAGGATGGAATCGGTGACACACCTGATCCGCCAGTTGATAAATACATATATTTTGGTAACACAATTGTTAATTTTACATCTGAAGGCGGTATTCAGACCTCATCAATAATGTCTAACGTTAATTGGAGGCTAAGTACATGAAGATCAGGTATTACATTTATGCGGCAATTATTGTTATTATTGTTTCGCTATCTGTCGCGTCTTCGGTACTATATAAAAAGAATGTCGCGCTTAACAGAAAATTAGCTGAATCCAATAATAACGTAAATGCTTACGAATTATTTAATTCTGAACTTAAAGACAGTGTGCTTGTTCTTAATTATACCATTGACGCGCTGAATAACTCTGTTGACAGTATTAACCAAAAAATGAATGCTGTACGCAAAGAATTACGCGTAAAAGACAAGGAGCTCGAGAGCATCTCAAGGCTTGTAATGACGTCTTCCAAGAAGGATACCGTAACGCTTAGAGATACGATATTTTTAAAGGATATGAAGATTGATACAACGCTTACCGATAAGAATTGGTACAGTCTTGCGTTGAGTTTAGAGTATCCTAATAAGATAGCTGTACATCCAGAGTTTAACAGCGATACGTATATTGTAGTATCGTCATCAAAGAGAATTGTTGGTAAACCCAAAAAGTGCTTGATTGGAAGAATATTTCAAAAGCGACATATCGTTGTCGAGGGTAGAGTTGTAGAGAAAAATCCATATATAAAGGTGGACGAACAAAGGTTTATTAAAATAGTTGACTAATATGAAAGAAGATATAGAGGAGCCGATTATGGACGAGCCTGTTGATTACGGTCCAGATATCCCAAGTGACGATAAGTTCGTTAATAGAGGAAACGCAATAGTGGCTTGGATTGATAAGGGTCTTAAGCTGCTTAGCAAAGAATATCGATGGCAAAGAATATTAAAGAATCTCGCAATGATGTGCATTATCGCAATTGCTGTGTGGGTCCTAGTGTTTCCTAAAAAATTTGTGAACCACATTACCAATTTAAGAGATGCGGTACATGAAGAAAAGCTTCAGAAAAGTCTTGATGTTCGCGGAGATATTCAGAAATGCCTTGATAATGTCATTAATTACACAAGTGCTCGATCTGCCACATTATTTGAGTTACACAATACACAAGTTGGTTTTGGAGGTATGCCATTCGTATTTGCGAGTCCATCAATGGAATCATTACGTCAAGACATTAATTCATTCGCCAAAGATCTAAAAGACATTAATTTGGCATTCATAAAAGCTGCGCAAAATGCCGGCAGAACAGGAATGTCACAAGGATATGTCGAGGATTTAAAAGACAACGACAAGTATTTATATGGACTTTTATCTGCTCCTGGCATAACATATTACGCTATGTTTTTGGTACCAGGAGATCACCTTCCAATAGCATTTCTTGTCGTCGCTTACGATGAAAAGCCTAATTCATTCAATGTTGAGCAACGCACGGCTTACGCTGTCGCTGAGAAATTACGCTATCGCTAAAAAATTATCAATATGAAACTTTTATTGAAAAGGGTGTTCAAGGCCGATACATATACTATCGGTAAATTATATGTTGACGGTAAATATTTTTCAAGCACACTTGAGGATAAGGATCGTGGACTTAACCAAAAGATGCCGATAGAACAAATCAATAAACTCAAGGTATATGGAGAGACAGCCATTCCGACCGGCACATATAAGATAACACTTGACGTTGTGTCGCCAAAATTCAGGTGGAACAAATATTATAGGGATTTTTGTGATGGCAAGATACCAAGGCTTATCAACGTGCCAGGATATAATGGTGTGCTTATTCATCCATTCAATACAGCGGAGGAGTCGCTTGGTTGCATAGGGGTTGGTATAAACTCACAGAAAGGCCGTATAGCGAACTCTCGCGCTTATTTTGAGCGACTATATGGGATGATGCATGAAAGTGTGTCACAAGGCCAGGAAATAACAATTACAATAATATAATATGAAAGAATTTTTACTTTATTTATGGCAATTACCTCAGAACATACTTGGACTGTTCTGTATTATGTTTTACAAGCCTATCATAAAATATTATTATGAGGACGACAAGGGCCATAAATTCGTTGTTTATGGTCAACGGAATACTGGTAAGTCTTTCTCACTTGGGAAGTATCTGTTCTGTTTTTGTAATAAAAAGGGAATAATACGTGAAGAGACGTTATATCACGAATATGGACATACGTTTCAAAGCAGGCGTCTCGGGTGGCTCTATCTGCTTGTTGTTGGGGCATACTCCGGTATACGTTGTTGGCTGCATGCCGGTGATGGCTATTATGATCATTATCCGGAAAAACAGGCCGACAAGTATGGTAATGTAAAATATAAGGAAAATTCTACGATACGTTATGTAGAAAAGAGGACGTTGACCAAACTAAGAACGTCATACTTTCATAACGATGGCAGTTAGATTCTGTGCTGGTTGATTAAAAATGATTATCTTTGCGAAACAATCTTTAATTTAGGAGTTTATGGAAGGATTAAATATTGATTTCATTCAGACGCCGGAAGAGATTGATAATCTCTTTATTGGCAATAACACAGAAACTAATGGTGAACCGTCAACCACTGATGGCGGTGAAGGAAAACACGGGGAACACAAGACCGAGGAGCCAGTCGATGTAGATAGTTTATTCTCAGACGACGGTCCAGAGAGCGTAGGTAGTGTTGTTAAGAACGGCCAGGAGGAAACCGGTCATGGTGCCGAGACTTCTCCTAACAACGAAACAAACTTCTACTCTTCCACGCTTGACGCACTTGTGAAAGACGGTGTTCTTTCTGGCCTTAATGATGAGGATCTTGCCAAAGTGAAGACCGCCGAGGACTTCGCCGAGGCTATTAATAAGGTTATCGAGTCTCGTTTTGACGAGTCACAGAAACGCATCAATGACGCACTTAACGCAGGGGTTGAGCCGACTGAGATTAAGAAAAACGAGTCGATAATTAAATATTTGGATAGTATTACTGAAGAGAACATAACAGCGAATGATGAGGAGGCGGACAAACTTAGGAGCAACATCATTGCGCAGGACATGCTCAACAGGGGCTATTCAGAAGACAAGATTAAACGAGAACTCAAGAAATCTTTCGATGCCGGTACTGACATCGAAGATGCAAAAGAAGCTCTCGCCGCCAACAAGGAATATTATAGGAATATTTATAAGGATCTTGTTGACAAAGAACAGAAGGCTAGAAGGGAACAGGATGACAATAATCGTAAATCATTTGAGGAACTTAAGAAATCTATCATGGAGGATAAGGATATCTTTGGAGCTCTTCCTGTAGATAAGCAGGTTAGGCAGAAGATTTATGATAATATCAGCAAGGCGTCTTATCGCGATGATAAGACTGGTCAGATGCTGACAGCGGTTCAGAAATATCAGCGAGAGAATCCAAAGGAGTATCTTAAAAACTTTGGTATAATCTATACTCTGACTGATGGTTTCTCGAATATTGGAAAGCTTATTCAGAGTGGTGTCAAACGTCAGATGAAGAGTAGCCTTCGTGAATTGGAGCACACATTGTCGAATACCTCAAGGAATAGTGACGGCAGTCTCAATCTTCTGAGTGGGGTAACTGACGACAATTCGCCTGAATACCTTGGAAAAGGTGGATGGCGGCTCGATGTGTAGAAAAATATATTTTTTAACAACATTTAATTAAACAAAACTATGGCCGGATTGCTCGGTAAGTATCAGATGGTAGGCTTTTCTCATTGGAAAGGACTTACTAAGGAAAATCACTTAGGCGCGATTTATCAACTCGCGCCACAGAAGGCAACTAACGTAATGGTTCAGTTGCTTGCTTATTATAGGGGAAAGAGTTGGGATACATTCCTTAATACATTCCCTATTCACGAATTCGAGGATGACTCTGAGTATACGTGGGACGTTATTGGTTCCAATCGTAGAAACATTCCTCTTGTAGAGGCGAGACTGGAGGATGGCACCCCTGTGACATCAAAATCTGGAATGGTCGGTGCGAATACGGTTCCGTTCTATCTTGTGTTCAACGAGGATCAGTTCGCTGATGGCGAATACATCACAGGTAACCTTAATGAAATATATCAGTTCAGAATACTTGGCGATCCTAGGATGGAGGGAACGCAGGCCGTATACAAGGTCGAGCTTGCTGGTGGTAACATTAATGGCGTTCCAGCTGAGAGACTTCTTGCTGGAGAGAAATTCTCCGTTGAGGCCGCTTTCGTAGAGAAAGAATTGAGCCGTAAGGTTGGAGATCTTCGTTTCTCGACTCCGGTATCCATGCGTAACGAGTGGTCTACAATTCGTCTTCAGCACAAAGTTCCAGGTTCGATGCTTAATAAGAAACTTGCTGTCGGTATTCCTATTGTAAAGGAGACTGCTGGTGGAAAGCTTGAGCACACGACATCAAACATGTGGATGCACAATGTTGAGTGGGAGTTCGAGCAGACCTTTAGCGACTATAAGAACAACGCTATTCTGTTTGGCCGTTCCAATAGAAACGCGAATGGAGAGTATCTCAATATCGGAAAGAGTGGAAACGCTATCAAGACAGGAGCTGGTCTCTTCGAGCAGATGGAGTATGGTAATACCATGTATTACAATGATACACATTCTGTAATGAAGCTGATTCTCGACGCTCTTTATGAGTTGTCTGCGGCTAAGCTTGATTTCGGTGATCGCACTTTCGTAATCAACACTGGGGAAAAGGGTGCGCTTATTTTTAACCGCGAGGCTAAGAATACCGCTTCTGGTTGGATGCCTATGATGTCAACCCAGAACCCTTCATATTTCAATAAGACCAGTGCTAACTTTGCTCCTGGTAACGCAGTGTCGCTCACTGACTATCAGGTAACAGAGTGGATTGCTCCATTAGGAGTTAAGGTTAAGCTTAACGTACTCCCAATGTATGATGATCCTGTTCGTAACAAGGTGCTGCATCCGGAGGGTGGAGTCGCACAGTCTTACAGATTTGACATTTTCTATATTGGCACATCTGATCAGCCAAATATCTTCAAGTGCCAGATTAAGGGACAGCCAGAGTATCGAGGCTATCAATGGGGGTTGAGAAATCCGTTTACTGGTCAGATCGGTAATCAGTTCATGTCATTCGATGAGGATTCTGCGGTTATGCACCGTATGGCTACTCTCGGAGTTTGTGTACTTGACCCAACCAGAACAATGTCAATCATTCCGTCAATCCTTTCGGAGTAATTGATTTAATATAAGATTAAGGATAACATATTTGAATATACAACGCGGGGTGGGTTGATGCCCTCTCCGCGTTTATTATTTTAAGAAAGAAGTTTTTATGAGTAAAGTGGAAGAGAAGATTAATCTTGACATGGAGGAGATCATGTCAGATGACGTTAAACCAATCGCAAAGCCAAAGCGCGTTGTGGTAAAGGATAATGATGAATCAGCCGAAGTGGCGTTGAATCGCTCCGGGAAGGAATTGATCAATTGTCTTAGACAGTCAAGAATCATTGTGCGTCTTGTCCCTAAGGAGACATGGCTTGTAAAGAATCCTAAACATGTGCTTGCCGGAGGAATGTCTGAACAGTCCGTGCGTTATTACACAGTGCCTGTATTGAGTTCCGGTGTGTTCAAGAATGTTCTCACGAATTCAGAGAAGGATTATCTTGAGTATATCATGGGTTTGCAGGCTAACGCATTGAGCGTTTATAAGAGCGAGAATAATTTCTGGTCTAATTATATGATCAGACTAACCAAACAGGACACAATCCTCGATTTGTCTGTTCCTGAGGATTATATTAAATACAAGGTCCTTCTTGCGAACACGAGCACGATCGCTCCTTCACTTGAGGTTTTGCGTGATATGCCAAAGGCTACATATCAATATGTACTCATCGAAGAGGGCGCCGAGGAGAAAATGGCGGTCAAGAAGGTTGACGTTGCCCTTGAGTGCTTTGAGCTTTATGGAGCAATCAAGAATGATCACGACAAGCTTCGTATAATTGTTGAGATTCTTGACGGAAGACAGACCGCTCAAAACGTCAAGATGGACTATCTGCAAAACAGGATTTATGAGCTCATCAACAGAGATCCCAAGATGTTTCTTGGCGTCATTAAAGATCCTATGCTCGACACAAAGGTTCTTATAAAGAAGGCTGTTGAGCGTGGGTGCATCATTAAGAGGGGCAATTATTATTATCTTAAGGATGGAAATCTTCCGCTTTGCGGCGTTAACGAGGAACCAACGTTCTCAGTGGCGTGCAGATTCCTTAATCTGCCGAAGAACTCGGAGATGCTTCTTTCATTACAGGCTAAAACAAAAGATTAACATATGACATCTGAGGAATGGTCAAGGGAATTTGATATTCTCTGGAACAACATCACATCAAACCAGGCCCCTTCTCTCAATGACTACGAGAAGAGCGTGTTCTGCACTGAGGCTCTGGAAAACCAGATCATCTCAATCTATCGTGGGAGTGTCGAGGGAATGGCCTTTGAATCATCCGAGGAGTTGACTAGTTATCTCTCACGCCTTGTCAAGACGCATGAGTTTTCACAGTCCGATGGTATGTTTCCTGACATACCGGCAACTAATTATTTTATTTGCACGGATTTCATGTTGCCAGACGACCTGTGGTTCATTGTGTATGAGACTGCTAATGTCGCTTCAGGAGACGGATCTTCCTGTTGGCCAAATGGTCGAGAGGTCGATGTCGTCCCGGTGACGCATGACACACTTCGTAAGACGTTTAAGAACCCATTCAGATTTCCCAATAGGTCAAGGGTTCTTCGTGTCACGAAAGGCGAAAATGACAGGGTTTCAGAGCTCATCAGCGATGGAGACGTACAATCATACGTCGTGAGATATTTAAGGCGTCCTAAGCCGATTATATTGGGAAATATCAGTGAATACGGACTCACCGTGAATGGCTACGACGAGACCGCCAGCTGGTATGACCCAAAGAATCCATGTGAGCTTGGCGATAACGCGCAGCGTGCCATATTAATGACAGCTGTGCAGTTGGCGAAGAATACTTGGGCAAATACGGTAACGGCGTCGAAATAATAAACAATTTAACAAACATTTTCTAAAATGGCTAATTTTAGTGTAAATCAGGCGCGCCAGCTTTATGTAGTTACAGCCAAGGGCGCCAATGCAGCTGCTGTCAAGAAGGGTGCGGCCGCAGGAACCACATTCATCCCGTCTGCTCTCAGCGGCACTTCATTTTATGTAACTCACGTAGGCGCGTCAGGAGAGCCTATGAGATCCGATCTTATCGATTGCGGTAAGGCTGTGTCAGTCTCTTTTAGGTCGGCGGCTAAGACTGCCCCAAAGGCAAAGAAGTACACTCTCACTGTCAGTGATGATGTTCTTGATCCAGATGGAAATGTTCCTGCCGGCTATTCATATATCGCAAGGTTCACTTATTTTCAGTTTATTGGAATGTCGGATGCCGAGCAGATTGTGAAGCACGCAGATGTTTATGTCAAGAAGGCTATGTCAAAGGCCGATTTCTATACCGCTCTCAAGAATGCCATTGTCAAGGCCTTCAAGAAGGAGAACTCAATCACTCCTATTATTAAGGTTGACGATGATACGACTAACGGCGTTGTCGTTACAGAGTGCATGCAGCCTTGGCATCTTGGCAAGATGCAACAGGAGGTTCTCCACTTTGTCGTATCCGGAGTTCCTGTGTTCATCGACGGTCTCCGCTATGACTGGATTGTTGTGAGTGAGCCTGCTGTTGTGGATGCTACTGACCCAGTCACTGGCGCAATTCTCAGTAATGCTCGTGATATCGCCGACCTTGAGTATTTCACTCATGGCGAGCGTGGAGACATCTATCGTCTCGTTGGTTGGCCGAACAACATTGACACTAAGTATCTTGTTGATCCGAATCTTGCTGCTGGTTATGATGCCATTGACATTCAGTATTACTGGAATGGTGATAACGAGGATATCCAGCACTCAGCAAAGACACTCACGCTTGTGGCTCCGGCCGGTGTACTCAAGGCAACCGATGCTAACGATATCGCCAAGGTCCTCGGACTCACCGTTTACTTCAATGACGGTGCCAAGGCTGACGTGGCCTAATATATATCCAACTGAAGGGGCGTCACAAGCGCCCCTTTTTTATTAACAAGTCGATATGGAGATTAAATTCAATAAACTCAAGATAAGTGATGACAGACTAAGCCTCGATATAGACATCGACTTGGTTAACAGTTTAGGCGAATCTTATGTCATAAAGAGTGTGACTATTGATGACCAATCAACATACAGAGGTAATCGTGACAACAAACCTTCAGGGAAGCCGTTATTTTATGTAGAGGTTGGCTCAACTTCTTATAAAGCGACTCTTTATAAGGAAGACATGATTTCCGGTGTGTCAAAGCTTTCGCATATTGCCACGCAGGAAAACTATTATGGATGGGATTCCTCAAGAAAGGATTATGCCATAGAAATCACAAAAGACACATCAAATAAGATTTGTGATGACAGGGCAGACTTTGATTGCACTCCTTGTGAAAAAGGTAAAACGCTTGGCACGTTTGCAAATAACATGCTTGTGGTTTACGTAGAGTACGGAAAGATAAGTGGTGAATCAACGGATGGTAGGACGTGGAATGCCTCTGTCGATGACGTTCCCGTAAGCAACCCTTCTGATACGAGTGATATAAGGCTTTCCGTTGTTGGTCAATCAAGTAAATTTGCTATATTTGATGCCAATGGTGGAGAACATACTATCCATATAGAAGCCATTGGTGGTGGTAACACTCCATCGATCAGTGACGGATACGTTGTTGGTATTACAATTGACTGGAAAGGGTTTTATGATCTTTCTATGTCATATATAAAACAGATGTTGCGCGCCGGATGCGATGATATTCCTTATGTTCCATTCATGGACTATATCCTTAAAAATGATGCAATCAAGTTCGCAATTGAGTGTGGTGATTTAAACATGGCGATTGACCTCTGGAAGAGAACATTCATTAATAGTGGAGCCAAAGTTGCCACATGTAATTGTAGGTGATATGTTAGTGACGAATAGTTATAAAATGGATTTGCTTGAGTATTTCAGAACTCTCAGGCATGTCGGCGTTTACAGAAGTGACATAATGAAGAATGTGCTTATTGAACGATTTGTCACATATCTTCTAGATGGCGATTTCGATCAGTTGATCAGCGATGATGATTATTATATGCTGACAACGCTGCTCTCAAGGGTGTCTCAATTGTGTCCACGCGATACCAAACATAAGATCAAAGTTGTTGCATTACATAATAAATAGATTAATTAACTTGTCGCATTGATGGATTTTCACTATCTTTGCGACAAGTTTTTTTTATTTATAACACTATGTCTACATATAGAGAAGTTGTATACATGTGTCTGGATTTGCTCAAAGTTAATTCAGACGACAGCTATTTCACGGAAGACCACGTGATATATCTGCTTAATAAATTCAGGTCGCTTGTTCTTAAGAAAAAGTATGAAAAAGAACTTGACCAAAATGCGGTCAATGACGATAATTATCAGACAGTTGTGCTCGATATGGATGTGACGGCATCAATAAATGGTATCAGCTGCCCATCAGCACATTATCTGAGAAGTGTACAGGAGATACCTCCTATGCTTGAGGTGGGAACGCAATATGTATTTGCGGAAGATTTCTTTGAGCACGAGATAACCTGTGTGTCAATGAGGCGATTTAAATACGCCTGTGGAAACAAATATCTTAAAAACATGATGTACGCGGCCATAGGACCAGATCAGCATCTGTACATTAAGTCAGCTAACCCTCAGTTCATTTATCTTAATAAGGTTAATTTCCGAGGTATCTTTGATGACGCTGATAAGGCAAGCAAACTCGCCGGAGACTGCGTTGAGTGCGATATTCTTGACAGGCAGTTCCCAATGGAGGAAAGTCTGATCCAACTTGTAGTTGATTACACCGTCAAAACAATGTCACAGTCCGTTTACGCCCCTAAGGACGACAAAAACAACGCGGATGATGATCTATCCGGATTAAGTGTAAAACGCGCTGAGAGCGCCTCTAAATAGCCTTAAAATGGAAAATACGTTTGAAGAATATAGCGCAAAGACAAGGCGTGCTACACAGAAGCAGTTTTCTGTATCAAACTCACATGGCTCGTTTGAATTCTATAATTATATAGCACACAACAAGCTTAACAAATTCAAGCAGGACAGGGGCAGGACTATGCGTACCATAAGAAACGTTGGTAACTATATACGTGACTACGTTGCGGCCGGCAAGGAGATTGTTCTTCCATATGGGCTTGGAAGCCTTATATTGAAAGCCACTGATTCAGCGGTGTTATCACAAGACGGCGAGGTTAAGATAAGGTCATGTGTGAATTGGTATGAGACGCTAAAATTATGGTTTGAGGACGATGACGCCAGAGAAAATAAGGTATTGGTAAAATACACTTCGCCAAAGACGTTTATTCCAATGTGGGAGAAGAGTAGACTTTATAAGAACGTGTCGTTCTATAAGTTTTATTTCAACAGAATACTCAAGGCGAAAATTAAAGACAACATCAAGAACGGTGTGGTATGTGACGCACCATTAAGATATCAAAGCGATGGAAGATAAGACTATCAGCATAAAGGAATTGATGGACGAGCTGTACTTGCACCCAATGTTACAGTCGATACCGCTTGAAACGGTTGTTCATCACGTTGTTAACTTCATGAGAATACTTGGATGTCCGTCCATATTTACACAAAAGGTAGATATACTTGACATCTGTAAGTACAGGGCGGCGTTGCCTTGTGATTATGTAAGCATGATTTCTGTACGCGATGCGGAAAATGTTGGAATGGCTTATAGATACACGACAGATGTGTTTCATATGAGTGAACAGGAGAAACCATTGGTTGACCTGACGTATAAGATTCAAGGCGGAGTCATATATACCTCTACGGAGAAAGGAAAGATTGAAATTGTCTATAACGCAATAGCCGTTGACAGTGAAGGATTTCCACTGCTGCCAGATAACCCAACGTTTCTTAGGGCTCTGAAAGATTATATAAAGGTAAATTATTTTACAATATTATTTGATCTTGGTAAAATAAACGTAAACGTTCTTAATCAAGCCAAGCAGGATTATGCGTGGTCTGTCGGCAGCGCTGAATCGGAGTCTAACAGGATGTCTCTTGACAAGGCGGAATCGTTCTTTAATCAATGGAGCACGCTGTTGCTCAGGCATACACAGCATAACTCTGGGTTTATCCGCAACGGTAATAAGGAATACTTTAAACGATAATATATGCTCAATAAGGTAGAACAATTTCTCAATATGGGCATGAACAGGGACTTGTCCATCAGCAAGGCGGAGAATAAGTTCGCCTTTGAGAATTTTAATATCCGTATTACGGAGAATGAGAAGAACTCCCTGCTATCGGTCACTAATGAAAAAGGTAATCGTCGTATAGGTGATTTCTATATTCCAGGTTGCGTTCTTGGTTATTGCGTAGTAAACAAATACGCGGTGATATTCACTACGGAAGGAGAAGGATTTGATCATATATATAGAATAGATTATCTAAATAAAGACCAGTTCAGACGAGTCACAATATTTAATGGCAACCTTAACTTTTCTAAAGACAGAGGAATTGAAACTCTCGGTGTTTACGAGAAAGATGATGTTGTAAAGGTTTACTGGCTCGACGGTGTTAATCAGCCAAGGGTCGTCAATATTACCGGAAACATTGACATCAAGAATGGCGAATTTGTATTATCCGCAACTTATGGCGGGAAAAGAACACAGTTTGACTTTGTCATGGAAATTGAGCTTGCTGATTCATGCAAAATCACAAAAGATTATGATATACATGGCCAATGGCCGTCAGGCGTAATTCAATATTTCTTTACATATAGCAAGCGCTACGGACAGGAATCATCAATTTTCTGGTCTTCTCAATTATTTCAGTTAACTCGCGAGGACAAGGGCGCAAGTGAGAACGATATCGTCAATTGTGGTTTTCGTATTGGAATAACGTATCCGGACCCGTCGTTTGATTTCGTGAATATTTATAGAGTCATTCGTACTAGTCTTAATGGAATAGCTCAAGCAAAGTTTGTCACGCAGATCGCGATAGTTAAGTCATCAGGGTCGTCAACTCTGTCGGCTCAACCGATTGATTATGTCGATGATAATACAAATGGTTCTGCAATGGAGCCGTCCGAACTACTCTATAAAGGTGGAGAAAATATCACGGCGTCAACTATGGCTCAAAAAGACAATACTCTATTTCTTGGAGACATAACAACAAACAGGGTGTTGTTGTCAAAAGAAGCTCGCGAAAAGATACGCTCTGCTGTTACGGTTGGTAAATCGATGAGGACGATTGATAAGCCAGATAACGGTATTACCGGTTTATTTCCATTTAATCCACACACAAAAGGGCTAAACAACGCTTATTTCAAAGGCGGTAACTGGTATCGTCTTGGCATTCAATTCCAGGATATCTATGGAAAATGGAGTGATCCTGTATGGGTAGGTGATTATAAGATGATGACTACCGGAGGGAAACTCGACAATAATGGCAATGACGAGCCGCATCCTACAGATGAGTTTACTGTACCAACGTTTTATTATTCACTCGATCCGGAGAGTTTACGTAACATAACTGTCGTGGATACCGGTAACGACGTGTCTTTTCTTGAGGAATATAAACGATGCAGGGCTGTTGTTGTTTATCCAGAAGCATCACAACGCAATGTGGCTTGGCAAGGTATAGTGTGTCCAACCGTTGCTCAGATGAATGAGAGGTTTAATAATCAACCGTATGCAAGATCATCGTGGTTCTTTAGGGCGGAAGGTGACGATATTGAGTATAAACACGCAAGAATGCTTAGGCCAAATGGCGTTGATTCTTCAGAGATATCATCACAGGACAACTGTGTCATTAAGGAAGATTCTGAAGGCGTTGAGTATAGATATTATTTTTCTATGCCAACAAATGAGGTCAGCGCCGAAAACAATGATTCATTCTTTGTTGACAGAAACACCGTTACAATTAATAGTCCGGACATTAACGAGACAGATAAATCCTCGACGAATTTTGATTTCGCGATTGTTGGTAGAGCGCCGTTGGTAACGTCTTCTGGCAAGTATATTATAGAAGCCGACACACAGTCTATTATTGGCGGAAATGTTGGCGCTGTCAATGATTCTGTTATAAACACCGAAGCAAGTGGAATTATGACAAGAATTGCCGGTTGGGCGGATGTCCCTATTAGCAAAAACGATGGCACGATATTATGGGATACTATTTATACAAAGAAAGGCGCCAGACTTAGATTCGCTGTATACCCTTGGCAACGCTCTGGTTCTTTATCTAATGCTTACAGATATCCAGATAGTACGGTACTATACTCTCAGCTTAAGCATAAGCTCCTAAGCAATATTAGATATTCAAATGAAACATTGTATGATGTTTATTGGGGAAAAGGACACGATGAAGGGTATAAGGGAATAACAAATTGCAAGATTTATGATAAGGACGATACTTCGACAGAATATTTATTTCTTGACAGGCCGGAAAATCCAGACGATAAGATAAAGCAATTTGTTAATAGGGCATATACAGGGTCATGCAATACGACTGTATCCCCTTCTGGCCGATCAACTTATATATATACAACTAGTGGAATATATCCAAACGGAGAACTTGTAAAGCCGTCGTTGAGTTTTTCTGAAGGAGAATTTACCGCAATACTTCCATCAACTGCGTTCTTATATCCATTAAAAAATTATGATGTAAATCAATTTATCGGTGGAATAACGATCGCTGATAATCTAGTGTATTCAGATGAAGACAGAGATACCGATATATTTAAGGCAAAGAATGGAACTCTTGTAACAAATTCTCCTGTCCAGATAAAATATAAGTCAACAACGCATGCAGTATTTTCATTTAACAACGAGTCGTCTGAATATTCAACAAACTTACCTCATCTTCTCGAGGAAGATGTTGATCTAATGGCGTCAGATAATGATTTGTTTTGGGTTAAATACAAAATAGCGAAAGATGTCGGAGCGGTTGAACCAATGAACGAAAAGGTTGTTATGCAAGCAGATTTTGACAGAATGCTTAAGTTCTTCAAAGGTGATAAAACGTCAACTGGTAATTGGGCTAGCGGGTGCCTGTTTTTCGTGACAAGTGGTTTACGTATAGGCTTTGATTATTTAAATAATGTACTGCTCAGAGTCGTTGGATATGTCAGAGATAACCAGAATATGTTAGAAAATGCGTTGGATCCATCACAATATGATTTTGTATGGTATGGCTCTAATAACGAGACGTGCTATTTCCAAGTTGTTCCTGAAATTCAGTATGACAATCTCATAAAAATAAATGAGCTTAGAGAATATGTAGGTACATATAAATTCGTAAAAAGCGGTGATATTAAAGTAATGACAAGCACGATTACAGGACAAGCTAAACAGGTCCTTGTATCGCAAGGCAGTCTTGTTAAGATCGCAGATGCTGGAGAAGAGGTTCATCATAATATAATAAAAACCGATAGCCTTGGTGTGACTCATGATACTAGGTCTCAATTGATAATTGGAGAAATCTATAGAAATACAGACGCATCTGTATTTGCTGATATAAATAACGAGGAAGCCGCTTCTCAAGAGACTTGGAGCGTTGCCAGTGAATCCATGAATATCAGTGACCTTTCTTGGAAGAGTCTTGTGCTTAACGACGGTGATACATATTACCAGCGTTGGGATTGTTTAAAAACGTATCCATACACCGAAGGTGATACAAACAGTATTGTTGAGGTTGCCTCGGTGATGATTGAGAGTTATAAGAATCTTGACGGACGTTATGACAATAATCGCGGGACTACGTTTGGCACCTATTTGAGGCCGACGAATATGAATTTATTCAATGACGTCTATAATCAAAAGAATAATTTCTTTTCGTTCCATTCCTTACCGTTGTCAAGATATAGCACAAACAGGTTCGTAAACCAATTCATGGCCTCATTGACAAAAAGCTATGGAGAGTTGACCGATTCGTGGACGAGTCTTACAGCCGCATCGACATTCGATGTTGATAGCACTAAGGGAAAAATCAACGCAATCCGCAAGTTTAACGACACGTTGTATGGTTTTCAAGACGAGGCGATTTTTCAGATATTGTTTAATCCGATGACACAGATAGCAACAACATCTGGTCAGCCCATAGAGATAACTAACTCTGGTAAGGTTAATGGCGTACGTTATATGACAGGAAATCAGGGTTGCATTAATAAATGGTCAATCAAAGAAACACCAATGGGTTTGTATTTCATTGATGACCTGAATGCCTCTATAAATGTCATGGGTGGTAATGGAATCAAATCCATTTCCTCACAGAACGGATTTGCCAAATGGATGCTTGACAATAGGCAGACTGATGAGTGGCGTCCAGGAGATTTCAATAATGAGATAACACATTACGACCGTAATAAGGATGATGTGTACTTCACGTTCAAGAACATCTCTCTTGTATGGTCCGAAAAACTCGGACAGTTCACTTCTTTTATGTCTTATGAGAACGTACCGGCAATGTTCAACATTGTTGACAATTTCGTTTCATTGAAGAACGATATGATGTGGTTGCAAAACGATGGAAAGTACAATTGTTTCTTTGGCGAATATAAGCCATATTATATTGAATATCGTATCAATCCAGATTCAATGCTTGACAAGACGTTTAATAATATAGAATATATTGCGAGCATGACTGACATTGATAAATATGACGCGAATAAACCAGCAGAGAGCGACGTTCGCGAATCGTTTGATAAATTATATGTCTGGAACGATTATCAGCGCGGAGAAGCCGATTTAACTCGTCGTGAGATTCCGCCGTTTGATCTTCAGCGGAAGTTTAGGATATGGCGTGCCAATATTCCAAGGGATATGAATGACCCACGTAAGTTAAATAGAATCAGGAGTCCGTGGATTCATCTTAGACTAATCAAAGATAACGTGTCTGAGAATAATCCATACATAATGGAATTCCACAATCTTCTTGTAAGATATTCTGAATAATTATATTTTAATAGCCTGCAACCATAGTGGTTGTGGGCTATTATTATTTTCGTGAAACACTGTATTAAAACAATAATTTTTATTATCTTTGCGGCTATGTTAACATAAATCATGCATGAATTATGAAAGATACAGTTTTAGTTTTGGATCCTATGGAAGGGTTCATTTCGACACGCAGAGTCTTGCCGACGAAGCGTAGGAAAAATTATTTCAAAAACGGCGGCGGCTTGCTTCCACAAATCGATTCATCGGTTATTGACGATGCTTTTCAGAAATCTTTTTCCGATCAAATTGATAATATTGGTGGTGAACTGGCCGGTGATAATACTGGTGTACAGGGGACCGGTAGTCCACGAAACCAGATCGATAAGCAGAAATTGGCATCAGGTGTTCAGAAAGGCGTTGGTGTTGCGCAAGGCGTTATGAACCTTGGCCTCGATGTTTTGAATGACCAGAACTCTCTCGACGACTCTGGTTTTATTAACACCAGACAGCAATATGAGAATATGCCGATTAATACCGGTAGTCGCGAAGCTCTTATAAACAATATCGTAAATACCGCTCAATTGAATTCTGGTATAAAGGGTAGTGATATTGATAAGACAACAGGTGGACAGGCAGCTCTCGGAATCGGTTCTGCTATGGCAAGTGGCGCCGCTGCCGGTAGTGTATTTGGCCCTTTGGGTGCTGCTATTGGCGCTGCCGCCGCTGGTCTCACCAAAGGTGCGTCATTATTATTTAAACGCAAGAAAGCCAAGAGCATGGCAGCAAAACAGAATAAAGAGAATCGTAGAACAAACGAAGCTCTATCTGATTTTCAGCAGAGAGCCCTTGATGCTCAAGATGATAAGGATTTCGCTAATTATATGATTAATTTTAGCGGCGGAAAAGACTCCGTTCTCGCAGCGTTTGGTGGGCAACTGCACACAAATGGCGCTGATTTCTCAAATGGCGCGTCTATCATAGAGGCAGGTGGTTCTCACGAAGAGAATCCTAACAGCGGCGTACAAATAGGCGTTGATAAACAAGGTACACCGAATCTCGTTGAGGAAGGCGAGGTTGTATATGATGATTACGTTTTTAGTAATCGCCTTAAGGCAAATGACGAGGTTTTGGGATATGCCAATCTTCCTTTAAAATACAGAGATACGCCTTTCTCTGATATAGCGAAGAAATTGCTTAAACCATCGGAAGATCAATTGAATGACCCTATTACAACAAGAACATTAAAAGCTAATATTGATAAGCTTAGAAACGCACAGGAAGTGTTCAAGCAAATATATGGCACAGGTGATATAGCCAATCAATTTGCATTTGGTGGTAACATATATGCAAGCGGCGGACCATTCGCATTCGATTCATATCTGAAAAACATTAATACAATTATCAACAGCGATGGCAATCTCACAAACGAGGCCATGACGTTGTTTATGAATGGTGATTATAGCGGGTATTATGATGAATCTAAGGTCGATCTTGCCGCAAAGACATATGCCTCATATCAATCAACACACAGAGGGGAGGATTATCAACAAGCATACGACGAAATATACAGCCAAATAAAAAGTGAGATCGAGAAACACTTGCAACCACTTAAGAATCGCATCAGTGCGGCAACGTATCTTTCCCAGAGAGGCATTAAACTCATGCCGTCAGGCAAGCCTTTTGGCGACGTTCCAAGAGATATTTATGACACATATAACGACATTGCTTCAGGAAAGACTTCGTATTCTCAAGCGATGAAATCATCTAAGCCGAGTGAACATCAAACACAATCTAATCAAGACAGCAATAGCTCAGATGGTAATATCGGCGTTAAACAAGATAAGTCAAAAGTTGGCGATGTTAAACCAACGAAAAAGATAACAACAAAAGATCTTGCGGAAGGTCGTGGAGATAATTATCACAGGGCGCTGAGTCCAGACACCATTCAGTATAATAGGAATGTTGACGAGGCTACCGTTCGTGAGTATGAGAAGACTGGAGATTACGCCGACTTTATTGATTATGTAAAAAATACCGCCACCGATAATGAGATCAACGAATGGATCAAGACGCTTGAGAGCGGCAAATACGGAGATCTGGAGGACAGTAATGGTAAGACTTATAAAATCAAAGGTAAGGATGACCTGATTCGTCTAATGACCGATGGTAAATTTGGTCCAATACATCATTTCGCATATAATGCGTCAAGGACAAAAGCAACCGAGGATCAGACTCCTCAAGAATCAAAAGAACAGGTTATTGACGAGGTCGCTGATAAAACCGGAACATCAAGACCTGACGCTCAAAAACAAGTTGATGACTATATTAAGACAAATCCAGATGTTCAGGTCTCCGATGCTCCGTGGAAGAACTTGCCAACGGGCTTAAGGTATGCTCCAATTGGCTCTGCTCTTGCAGGCTTGGCAATGAACTCAAAGGATTATTCCGACGTTGATCAATTTGCTGCTCAGACCGCAAGACCTAACAGCGTGAGATATTCTCCAATTGCCGGTTATATCTCGCCAGATTACGTCTCTCCATTTGAGATGAGCGCTCCTATTGTGGAGCAGATGGGTGCCACAAGAAGGGCCATTTCAAATGCTTCCGCTGGTAACAGGGCACAAGCTTTGGCGGCGTTAGCCAATGCTGACAAACTCGGTATTGAACAGCTCGGAAGAGCCTATATTCAGGGAAAAGCTTATAACTCTGCACAGAAGAAACAGGCAGCTGAGTTTAACAGGGCTACTGACATGTTCAACGCACAGAATGATATGCAGGCGCAAAGTATGAACATGTATCTCAATAATTATTATCTTAATAGAGCACAGCAGATGCTTGGCGCAAGACAGTCAATAGATGCAGCATATAACGCAGCAAGAAGCGCTAACCTTAATTCGTTGACACAAAGTCTTGCTAACATAGGAAAACAGAGCGCCTATCTTAATATGATGGCAAGTAATAAAGCTCTTGGGTATAGAATGCTTCCTGATGGCTCTATCGAATACAAGTCAGTACCTGACGCAATTATTGACACACAGAGAAACAGGACTCCGAGTGTTAATGTTACAGTAAATAATCCTGCGGCTCAGTCAATACAGTCCGCTCCGACATCAGTAAACGCTAGACAAAATCAGTTTGATGACGGTATATATGTTGACCCTACAGCAATGGGGCAACAGAATAATCAGCCGACAATAAATAGCGGATCAATGCTTGACGCTATGGCTGGTCATAATATCGAGCCAGTATATGACGATAGCGGTGAAATTGTTGGTGTTGTTCCTATTGAGAAGGCACCTATTGTAAATAAATTTGGCGGCTATACAAACCGTCGCAGAAGACTTTGTTAATTATGGCTAACAGTAATTTTATAACAAACCAGACGGTGTTCGAGCCGTTTACATATGATGAGATATACAAGCCTTTGCAGGAGTCCACGGCGGTTCATAACCAGATTGCGGACGCTTATGCTGAACTTGACGCAAAAGCAAGTGTATGGGAAAACATGGCCAACAGAGCCACAGACAGAAAGACTTACGAACAGTACATGAAGTACGCCAATGACCTTCGCAAGAATGTCAACGAATTGGCGGCAAGAGGTCTGACCACAAATTCACGCAATGCTTTCAGGCAGATGTTCAGACGTTATCAACAGGAAATAACACCTATAGAAAACGCATACAAGACACGAGCTGAACAGGCTAAGCAACAGATGGATTGGCATGCTAAAGATCCGACGGTAATGTTTAACTTCGATGCGGCGTCAATGTCACTCGATGATTATCTCTCAAATCCATCAATGCAATATCAGGCGATATCTGGTCAAGCATTGACACAGCGTGTCGGAAATGCAGTGGCTAATCTCAAAAACCAATTGCGTAACGTAACAGGTTGGGCACATACTGCCGAGGGACAAATGCTTGAGCGTATTGAGCAATACGGCCTAACGCAGGAGGATATGAATCTCATAAGAAGCAATCCATCGGCATATCCTGCGATAACAAAGCTTATCAGCGATGTCGTGTCGTCTTCAGGAGTTGGACAATGGACCGATAGGGACGGTAATGTTCGCGAAGACAGCATAAATCAAGCGTTAAATTATGCTTATGAAGGATTATGGCAAGGCATTGGTCAATCAAAGCAGGTAGCTCAGAGAGATGCTGGTTACATCACTCCATATCAGCGATGGCAAATGGCAAGACAGGCGGAGAATGATAAATTCAATAATCTTCTTAAGCTTAAAAAAGCTGGTCTCGTTAACGCAGATGGCACTCCTAAAGACGAAGATGACATACGCAACGGTTTGTATCTGCCGGTTCCAGGTAATGCTGATCCGAAAGCTGAGAAAGCTCGTAGAAAGCAGCTTAATAGTGACCTTGACAAAATACAAAAAGTCATGAACAATACCGCTTCGGATGATGATGTCACTGACGTTGAGAATCTTATGAATAAATATAACATCTCAAATCTTAATGAATTGTCTGATTTCATGACTAAAGAATATAATACCGTTCATACGTCAGAAATGTATCAGGCTAATTTCCAGAATAGCCAGTATATCAACGATGTTATTCTTGGAAGGGTTCTTGGAACATCTCCTGCCGGCGTGAAATCGGGTGACAAAAAGTCAGCAAAACGAGCTCTTGAAGGAATGTTTATAAAGTCGAATGGTAAATCTCTTGATAAGAATGAGGCAGAGAATGCTCTCAACGCGTTTGGTGACGGAGTCATGTTTATAGACAGTAGAACCGGAAGGCTTGGAATCAAGAGCAACGATTATGGTACGTATTATTTCTCTGATGCGGCCGCTCAAAACGCTCTTTACGGAGAGGTTGATCCCGCAACAGGAATGTCATTGTATGATATTCTTCAGGAAATAGCAGAACGCGTGGCAGCAAAGGATGTAGCCAAGAACCCACAAGATAAAATGGCTCAATTCCAGGCTATTCAAGATAATGTCGCTACAATATTCTCGGCGTTCTTGAATATCAATAACGGTGGTATTCCTGGAGTTCCTGGCACGTCGGCAAAGAGCCGAACAAGAAACACTGAATTTGATTTGGAAGGCATTCCGGTACAGGCGTCATATCCCGGACCAGACGGTTCATATGATATGTATGACTCTAACGGCGAATATATGGAGTAGAAGTTATGGCACAGAATACAGGAGATATAAACAATCAGTTTAACTATGACGATCCTACGTTGACGAATCCAGAGGGATTGGGTTCTCTGGTTCAGAGCGAGGAGCAAATCAGGCGAGACGAGCTGGCAAATTTAGCTGCCGCAAGAAACGCCTATCGCAAGGCAAGGCCAAATATAATCAACACCATGCAAGATGCAGATCAGATGCGAAGCATGGATTATACACGTGGCGACATATATATTCCAGACAACGATTATGGAAAGCGTAATGTAGATAAAAAGATTACCGATTTTGGAAATATCGTAGGTCTTGAGAACGCTCGTGGTGAGGCGCAATCTGCTTTCGCTCAGGTTACAAACGGTATCATTAAGGGAACTGTTCTTGCCGGTACAACATTTGCAGATGGTGTCGTTGGTTCAATTGTAGGTCTTTTAAACATCGCAAATGATGCCGCAAATGGAGGTATCAACGGTGCCGGTGATGCGTTGAATTCATTTATTGACAATCCATTCAGTCGTTACATGCAGAAGATAAACGACTGGTCCGAAAAAGCGTTTCCAAACTTTTATACTGATGAGGAACGCAGCAAGACTTGGGGTACAAATGTATTCTCGGCTAATTTCCTTGGTGATCACTTAATAAAGAATCTTGGTTTCATGATTGGAGCCGCTTATTCCGGGCGCGTCAATGCTGGTATACTTTCAAAGGCGGCTGGTCTCAATAAGGTAAGGGATGCTTATAGGGGGTTAAATATTGTCACAAAGGACGGCAGAAAACTCTCTGAGGCATCAAAGATATATGAAGCATATAAGAAAGGCAATGCCTATATAGATGGCGTTCTTATAGGTGATCATTTAGCCAATATGGCGAAGAAAACCAAGAGGCTTGAATTTGGATTACAGACGTTTGGAGCCATAACATCCGCAATGGGCGAAGGTCGTATCGAGGCTATTCAAAATACGGAAGATTGGTATACACGCGAGAAAGGAATGATCGAGGAGCGCACCAAGCAAGCCGAGAAGAACGTCACTAATGATGTTATGTCTGAACAGAATGATGACGGTTCATATAAGTATTCGAGATTTGTATATAATCCAGAAACTGGTAGTGCTCAAAGACAACTTACTGATGATGGATTCAATGAGGTGCAGCGCAGGGTTGGTCTTCTTAAGGCGGAATATGAAGGCGCTCTTGACCAGATAGGTCGCAGCAGAGCCTCCATGGCGAATTCGATATTCACCATGAATGTCTTTCTTCTTTCCGCATCAAACCTGTGGACTTATGGTAGGTTCCTTTCAAGTGGTTTCAAAACCGGTACCAAATATACCAAGATGATATCTGAAGATTCCAGAAAGATTCTATCTGATGCAATACGCAATGGTGGCAAAATATCTGAAGATATTGCAAAGGCAGACATGAAGCAGTTCTGGAAAAATATAGGCAAGGCTGCTTCCGTACCGATCGTCGAGGGTCCATGGGAGGAAATGATGCAGCAATCAATAGCCACTGGTATGGGTAAGCGCGAGTCATCAAGACTTAACGAATACTATGGTTATCAGTTCGATGATGAAGCTGAGACTGATGCAGTAAGCAGGATGAACTCACTTCTTGACGGTATAGCGCAGACATATACTGATCCAAAACAATGGGAACAAGGTTTTGTTGGCGCTATATCATCTCTGGCCGGTATACCAAGTTTTCACATGCGCGTCAACGAAGCCGGAAGGAAACGTCCAAGTGTGTCGTTTAATGGCGAATTGTGGGATAATATAAAAGACGCAAGAGAGTATCGCGAACAGGCGCAGAATACCGCTGACGAGGTTAACAAGGCACTAAAGGATGAACGTTTTGTTGACCTATGGCGTGGATACATTCGTCATAAAAAATATGACAACGACAAAGCTCAATTCCTTAAGGAACTTGATCAGTTTGAATTCAATAATGCCGAGATAGGACAGATCGTAAGTGATATTGAGTTGTTCGATAAAGCTGGAATGCTTGATGATTTGAAGACAGTTATTGAGCAGGTTGGCAACATAACGGAGCAAGATGCAGATCAAATCCGCAAAAACACAACAGTAGTTGATCTTCAGAAGGGGCTTTATGATGGAATGACCGATCAGGAGGTTGTCGATAAAGTTAAATCGAACGCCGCTGAGTTCAAGGATTTTGTTGACCAATATACAAAGATTCGCGACGACATAAACACCATCTATGGCGGAAAGGTTGACGATGAAGTACTACGTACAATGACTTGGCAGACAATGGTAATCAACGATGTCGAGAAACGAACCAAACAGTTGGTTGATGAAGTGTTTCCAAGATTAAACGAGTTGGCTGCTACAGCTAATGAAGCAATGGTAGATACCCCTACGCGTTTTTATCTGAATGATTTTAACGACCTTGACGCTGTTGTATACAAGAAGAGCTCAAAGGAATATTCTATCCTGAATGAGTTGTTACATCATATACGTGATTTCAGGACAAACGAAATAACTCTTGCCAAGCTTAATACAGAAGTTAATGACGCATATAATCGCTGGGTTAGTCTTGGATCAAAGGAAACAAAGAAATCATCGGCATTCAGAGCGTTATTGGAGGCCAATAAGAATCTGTCCGAAGGCCTTGCCAACGCTAATATTACCAGAGGTATAACCGATACTCAATTAGATGTTTTAAATGCCGCTGATTTGGGACAGCTTATTGTGAAAACACAGGATCTGATAAGGCTTGTTGCATATAGGAATGATTTTCTCAATAACCTGAAGCTATTGTCGAGTCATCCAGAATTATTTACAAAAGAGGCTGTTGCGGCAAATAAAGAAGCCATTGCCAAGCATAGCAAGGAGGAGGCGCAACGTATATACAGTGAATTGAGTAATACCGATCCATCATACAGGGACGCGATAGCAAATATGTCGGCGGAGACAGTAAAAGAGTTTGATAAGCTTATTGACGATGGCGACAATGAACTCCTTAAGCAGAAAAAGGAGTCTCTTAGTAAATATGATGACGTCGTTAAGCGCATATTCAACGTCATTAAGGATGACATGTTTGGCGAGGACGAGAACTCAAGCGTGATTGCAAAGTCCATTGTCGGGCGCATACGTGAACTTGTTGGAGAAAATAGTGACTCTGATGACTTTTTGGCTGCAATGAAAAACATTGCGGACGAAGCTATCGACAAAGGAGACACAGTAACTGCTGATTATATTAATCATTTACTTAATGAATATTCCACGAGAAAGACCAGATCAAAGAGGGCTGATAAAACGGTCGGTGGTAAAAAACAGACCACAAAGAGTGAGCGTGAAGACCAGCTTGACGAGGCGGCTAAGGCAGAGGTCCCTGATGATGCCGGAGGATTTACACCGACGTTTAAAAAACGCTCTGAGGCGCAGAATTCGGACGACGATGGTGTGACTATCGATATGACTCCTGAAACGCCGTCAGAGGGCCAGGAAAGTGGCAATAAACCAAAACCAGAGGAGCGCGAACAAGCTGCAAAGGCAAAAGAGGAGACGCAGAGGGCTAATGCTATAAAATTTAGCGATATAATAACGAAGGCGTCAAAGAAAGATGTTGATTCGTTGAAATCATTGATTTCACAATTATTTGTTGGTGACGTTGTTTCTGAAGAGCAGGCTGATATTCTTCGCGAGATGGCCGAACATAAGATTCTTGAATTGACATCACAGGTTGACACCGGACAGGAGGATGGATCGGCTGAGCAATCAAAAGCGGTTATTGTAAAGGAAACAACTAAGAACGATACTGATCCAGCTGCGTTGTCGAGCGGCATTGACTCAAAAGATGGCAACGGTCAGACACTAAATAAAGATTTTGTCAAGATTGACAGTGGTTCTCTCCGTGGATGGGTTGTTACAGAGAATGATATCCGTGAGTCGGTAAGCGGCAACAAAGTAGCATATACTCCAGATGGTGAAAGAGTCCCTGAGTTGTTTTCATTACAATCAGCGTTGAAGAAATACAATGCGTACAAGTTTGTTGACAGCGGTGCTCTTGGCGTCCTAAATCATCTATATAAACAGCGTGGTAACGACAATGGTGTTCCGATAAGATTCATTATTGACCCACTTCAAAGCAAAAAAGTTGATGACAAAGATTTCTATACGGTAATGCTTGCAGTGGAAATCTCTCCAGAAGACAGATCAATGCTTGGACCGTATGCAAACTTTATGAATACGCAAACAATTGACGGCAAAGAATACCAGATTGTAGGCGCATTAAAGGTTGGTGGAAATAAGGGAGACGCCGCTTATATCGAAGCGAAGAATGCTTATAATCTACTATATGGCATGGTTATACAGGATGTCGTGAGGCAGTCTAATAACGGTCCAATAGAGCACCTTTATGTATCCAATAACGTACAGTCAAGTATATCAACATTCTGGAACGGAAGAATGGAGGTGGCGACAAACGGTAAACCTGCTGGATTCAGATCGCTCAAGGAAAGACTTGCAGACTACGGATTACCTTATGGATTCTCAATATATTTTCCAGGAGCAAGTGGCGGAATGGTATCATTCTTTACCAATAAGTATATGCAGCGCAACGGTGATAAAATCATGGGACCGATAAACGGTGCAAATCAAGGTTCTGTGTGGTTGAACGTTATTGATCCAAGCGGTGGTATAAAACAAGTTTATTTGAGAGTCAAGCGAGTATCTGAATATGATTTTGAAAATGGTACTGAATTCGCAAATGACATTAAGAATCAAATGAAAATACTTGTTGATACAAATGCGTCTTTTATAAATAAACTAAGGGCAAAAGTGAAATTGTCACAAATGATATATATTCCTAAGGGATATGTGTTTTTATTCAACTATAAAAACGGCAGTGTATCATTGAGGTTCGGAAAGGGAACCGGTGACGTTATAACCACAATTGAGGATTTTATCGATATAATGAAATCAGATGACTCACTGCGTTTCCAAGTAAGTGAGAATACGATATCAACTCCGGCAAAACAGAAAGCACTGATTGACGCAGATATTCTTGAGACAGATTATGCAAGTCTGATGCCATTTAACTCATCGTTCAGCATATCGTTTGTTGGATTAGACGGACAGCCAACCAGTCAGGGAATGGCTGTACGAGGAGATCTAAGGGCTTCTTCAAGGAATAATGAACTTGAGAAGATACAATACAACAACACCCTGTATCATTATAATCAGACAACAGGAGAGGCATTCTCTCGTGATGGTGAAGTCATTACAGATGGTATTTTACTAGCCAAACTTGGATTCATAAGTAATATCAAAAGCGGTATCATTGCTGGAGAGGATGGTACAATGTCCATAACCGAAAGTGGTGTACCTCAGAAATTCAAGTTATTCTCAACAAAGATTGGCACCGATACGATGTATGCAATTAAGTTTGATAACACAAAAGAGACGTTGCTTGACGAATCTAATCCAAAAGACAAGAATATAATTGATAAAGCCAAGGCCGCAATCAATGCGTTCAAATCATCAAATGCAATTATCAACGGACCTGGAATATCTCCTATAATAAAGCCAGCCGAAACATCGCAGGCGCAAATTGCTCATCCGGTTATTGAAAGACCTCAGGAAGCAAAGCCTAAACCTGGGCCGAAATCTGGCAAACGCGGAAAGAGGGCAGTATCATCCGGTGAAGTGAAACCATTGTTCCCGACAAACCAAGGAGCGGTTCTTGCTGAGCAGCCAGCCGCTTTGATTGCTCAGATTAGCGAGATGGTAAAAGGTCACAATATGGAACCGTCATGGCGTAACAAATTCTATGGAATGATACCTATAGATATCACTCAGGAAATATTTAAGATACTCCTTGATGAAGATGTTGACGTAGGAAATCCAACTGCCATTAATGAAGCCATAAATAAAGTTGCTGGTCAACAGCACGACCTAAAATCAGCAGTTGAAAGAATAGAGGCATTGCTTGATGAAAAGATTAACTGCGGTTAGTATATATAAAAAAAGAGACACCCGAAAACGAGTGCCTCTTTTTTTTGTGCTTATTTATTAGGTTTATAACTATTAGATCTATACATGTTGAATATATAATCTTCCGTTGATAGATCTCGTATTCTTATAATCTGTGACAAAGGCAACGCTTTTATAGCATCGCGTTCCCATTTGCTCCACCCTTCATATCTACCGGATTCAATCTCATCAAACATGTTTGAAACATTCACGATATTGATAATATCCTGTAGGCTTTCAATAGCTGCCGCAGGTGTTTGAATGATTGTCATGGCATTATTAAGGAAATCTACGTTAATCGGGAATGACGCACCAATCTCGGTTTTTAAACGATTGAATTGGTATGCGAATAGTTTCTGTCCCCAATAACCATCTTCCTTACGTGGTTCGCCGAACCCAAGCATAGCACCAATCATTATATAAACGAACATTCTCAACTCTGTAAAAGCTCTTAGCATATTCGCTTTCTCTACTTTATCAAGATTATTCCATGTGGTCACAAGATTAAGTTTTCCACGCTTGGCATCCTTGACAATATTGAGCAATACGGTGGCCGCTGTTCTGTAAAATCCAGCCCTATACGTATTTGTAGCCGGATCGTAATAACTCTTTGCGAAACGCCTGTTATAATGTCCTGGCATCCATTGTCTGAACTGCATCAATAGTTTTCCTGTTGCAGACATATGCGCGGCGCCCTTTTCGGTCTGTGCGTAACCTCCATGTAGCCCAGCATTAACACGATTTATGTATGTACTCATATTGTCAAAAAACTGTCCGAGGTTGGCTGAATCGTTGTCAAGTTTGATATATTTCTCCCCGTTTTTCTCAATGGCCCCAGAAGCGTCCAAATTTCGCGTTAGAGCGCCTTTCTCATCGTATTGAATATACATGTCAGGTTTAATCCTTATCGTGTATCCTGTATCGGTTTTAACGACTTCAAGGGCATCGTACATATTAGACACCTCATTGCCAGACTTGTCATATAGTTTCGTGTTATACAGCATTGCATAACCTCCGGTCACATGCAGTTTGTGCTCACCGGCAGTTTGTAAGAAAAACCATGAAGCGTCTCCCAACACTCGCCTGATAAAATTATTGTTATATTTGCGTTCCTGTATCTCTCTGAAAGCATCCTCGTCCATATTAAATAGTGTCATCAATAATGACATCTTGTCACTTTTTTGCCGCTTCTCCATATTCTCGAGATATTTCGGCAGGTCTTTCAGGTAGTTTTTCTTAGCGACAGCAAGGTCCTTTAATCCAAAGAACTCTCCTGCCGTGGCTTCAAGATACATTTGTGTTTCACCCATTGTAACATTGCTTAATCCCGAGAACAGGTTTATACCAAGCTTTGCTATACTACCGTAAGCCATAAATGATTTGAACAATGTGTTATGGTCTATCACATATGTCTTACCCTCTCCATCCTCGTTTGAGAACGGGTTGTCAAGCCTTGTCTCACCAAGATCATTCATTGTCTTGCCATATACATTTGCGTCTATGAACGAGCGTATTGCCTTATAAAGATTTGAACCACCCTTGCCGTATAGATATGGCTTTGTAAATACCCTGCCAAACAGTGACACTCTTCCTTGTACTTCTTTGTTACCAGATGTGTGAGGTGTTTCATATTGTTCTTTTACGTACGAAGCAACCATCTCAAGCATATCGGTGATTTTTGACATTTCGTCATAGTTTACACACATTGATGCATAGGCATTCATCGCTCTTGTGAAGTCAGTGTTGAGTCTTCGCTTATCATGAATCATATTCGCAAAGTATATCGGCACTTTTCTGATTGGCTCACCGTCAAAGTCAAGTAAAATATGTTTTACTCCGTTGTCATCTCTGTATACCGCTTCTTCTCCGAAGTCCTGCTCATCCTCTCTTCGTATGAACGATTCTTTCATTGAGCTCCATATGAGTTTTGCTGACTCAACCGGCTTCATCGGATCAAACGTTTCAGCGAGGTCGTTCCTCATTTGCGGAGCCCTATAAAGAGATCTATAGATGCCAGGCAACATTGATTCCAGCTGTGCCTTGTAAGCCATTAATTCATCATAATAAGCCTTTTGTATATCATCGAGATTATCGTATGCCTCAGACGCGTATTTTGGATTTTTAGGCACATCTTCTTTACGGCCGGTTTCCTCATCTACAAGAACCGACTTTGTGTTATTCCTGTCCCACCAATACATCTTTCGAGCGACATCCTCTCTTGTTAGAGCAGGGTTTTCCTCAAGCGTTTTCTTATAAGCCTCCCTGTCATCGTAAAATGCCTTCATATCGTACGGGCCAATAAGCCATCCTGTAGGAATGCCATCCTCGTCACGTTGATATATGAAGTCTGTAGAGTAACCCTTGTCTGTTAGTTTCTTGCTGGCATTCTCAATGCGTGACACAATATCCATTATACGTCTGTTGCGCTTTGATTGCTGAAGAGTCACAATCCTATGTACCATACTGGCGATAGGATTTGTCGATTCTCCAAGGGATGACAGCAATCTGCCGGCGGCTGTTATGTCATTATTACATACCCGCATGAATTGTTCGGCTGACATGATGTCAAAATTTGCCGTTGACCTCAGATTATTCTGTGGGCCATTTCCGTAGAATACCTGCACAACTGTCTTAATGGCATCGAATCGCAAGTCTTTTACATAAGAATTAATCTGTGCCATCATACCAAGAATCTGTGTCGCCAATTCCTGAATATCATTTTCTGTTGCTTCATCAAGACTTATCGTTCCGTTCTCCACAAATGCATGAATACCCATCAGGTCATTCATGATGTCAGCGTAACCGTCATTAAACGCTCTCATCTGCGTAATTGTTCTTGCGGTTCCAGCCATACGAATCATATCGCCATCGCTTGCCGATAATCCATTATTCGGCACCATTGAAGAGAATGTGACGATGTTGTCCTGAATTTGCGACAACGTTTTTGCAGTATCATACATGAACGACAATACGGCAGCCGCATTCTTGTTTTCATCCATGAGCTTGTTTATCTCAGTAAATGTCGCCATTGATTCCTCTCTCGCTTCGTCGCCAAGGTTCAGCTTGTCGTTCAGTGTGATCTTTTTCGCAAGAATCGCTCTGGATTCCTCTGCGATGTCACGCATTGAACTTATACGTTTAGTAAGATGAGCCATGGATCTGGCGGTCATTATAGCATCCTTGCTGACTATGGTGTCATCACCGCTCTCTATGGCCTCAGAAATCGATTTTAAGGCCATTTTCGCCTCGTTTATTAGCAAATCTATGTCATCGGTAGACCCTCGCTCTAAAACAGCCTTAGCGGCCATCCAAAAGCGATTTAAAAGGTAATCTGTATTTCCTTCTTTAAGATAATCAGCCAAAAGCCTTCCGACGGCCTCATCCACTACGTATTCCTCGGCTGTTTTCTTTCCGTTGGAATACTCTTCAATATATTGATTATATAAATTCTCGCCAAACAACGCCTTTGCTGTCTCCGGTGTAACAACCCGTCTCAACCTGTCAAGAATACCATTGCCTTCCATTCCTGCCACAATGACGTGTGCAAATTCTTCAGGAAATACTTGCTCACCAACATCACCTTTAGCGATACCGATGATTGTTTTTAAGCCGCTTGCATTTGTTTCCGCTATTGTCGGATCAAACAAACCAGCTCTATTCGAGTCTTCCATAAACGACACATCAAAGCCGAGATTGTTAAGGTATGTTAGAAGTTTATTGTTAAGATCGTTCTTGAATCTTATTCGAGCCTTGTCATTAATATTGGCAGCGGTTTGATTGGATACGTTCACAATAAACTTTCCATCCCTTTTTTGGGGAACACCGACCAAGTCTTGATTCGACTCATTAAATGCAGCGGCTTTTGCATATGCGTCAGTAGCTTTGTCAAATTCAACATCGGCACCACTGTTTGTAATTATTCCTGCATTAAATAATTTGTCGTGAATGGATTTGTTACCATTGATTATTTCATCAAGACCTATTGCCTCGTTAAGTGAACTATATGTCGGCTCACCGTTCTTGTCATATTTGATTCCCTCAAGCCTATTCAATCCACCAATCATTTTAGTGACTGCATATATTTGCCCAGAGAGAGTTCTGTCATTTTTGGTGTGTGAGAGCAAGTCTTTGAATAACTTGCTCTCAACTTCACCTCTATCCCTTGTTTTCACAGTAGGGATAAATACACATGAATTTTTCATATATTAGCACAAATTTAATTTATCAAGCTCCTCTCTGAGGAGATCGGCCACTTTTCTACGGCCTTCTGATGTTATCGTAGCGTCATCTGTGTTAAAGCCAAATTTTTTCAACAGCTCAGTATCAGACATGTTGATGTTAAGACCGTTAGCAACACGTTGCCTGACGAAATCTTCACTAAGAGATCCTTGGCTGATACCAAGTGCGCTTAATGACAGCTCTGTCGTTCCTTCCATTGCTGGAGAATGTTGCTCAATACTTCCTATAGCGAAGTTTGGTGTGAAACTAAGACCGCTTGGAGTAAATCCTTGCTCATCAGTAATGACGTTATTTGGATTCTCTTCGATCTCCGGATTCTCCTCGGCAACGAAATCTCCATAAACACCGTCATCAAGGATGTCACCAAAATATTCTGCGATTCCGTTACGTACCCCCTTAGGAGTTAGCGTTCTGAACATCACTTCCATATTTTCGCCTATTTCAAAACCGTTTACATTAAACGCAAGATCTCTGTTTGTCAACATAATTATGTTGTCGCCAGACTTTACAACTGGTCTTGAAACGGTAATACTATCCTTTCTAACCTTTAGCCCAATTGCCTTAGACAATTTTGCCATTCTGTCAGAACCTTCTGTTTCACCAAATGGCCTTACATAGAATCTTCCAATATTTGATATAGGATTGTAACCTGACTTCCCGTCTGATAAGTCTTCGTTCGACGCATCGAAATCTATCACAGCTGCTCCAAATGTAGGATCGTCTTGTGACAGATATTGCAGGTCAACGCTAGGTACAAGACCAGACTGATTTGTGTTGTTCAAAATATACAATCCTAAAAATTCATTCAGATCGATCTGAGGGTTTCTGACTGCCTCCATACGATCAAGTCTGTCAAGATTTGGAATAGACTTTATTACATCAACAGGCATCAAATGATATGGTGTACTTGGGCTATATCTCATATTGCTTCGTAGTGCAAAATAAATTCCCAGTTGAACACCAAGCATCTGGATTTCTTCGTTGTCGCTTCTTACAAGCGCACTCCAGTCATCCATAATAGCCTGTCTGCCGTCCTCGTCAAGATGATTGAGAGATGTTTTCAAATATGGTACAGGCATATATTTATCAGCATCCATTTGAATAATGGACTCTATGAATTTATTGCCGTATAGTTCGTCCATGTATTTTGTTATCATTTCATTATAATAACCAGCAAAGTTCTTATAATAGAAATCAACATTCTCATCAAATTCTTTTTGTGATCGAGTATTTGGATTAAACACACCATAAATATGAGATGGCATTCCAGTTCCGTATGTCTTAATATCGGTACCGTTGATCATCTTGTATACTGCCATTGCCTTATGAACCGATCTATTGATAGCCTCGTTGGCGTAATCTCTACCACAAAGATTGGCAACAATTTTTGCCGCGGTTCTGAACGCATAGGAATTATATGACGACTGCACCTCAAGCAACGCATCATGTAGCGCTTCCTGAGATTCAATACGCGCGCCAATGAACGGTATTTGTGATTTTATGTCGCTAATTTCAAGTGTTTTTACCATTGTAGGATTATTCTGCTCATCTAATTTAACTACATTGAATGACGGTTTGATTCCAGCTTGATCAATAAGGAATTTTTCTCTGCGAGATTCTTTCTCGATTGACTTTGCGAGCGACGGTGACTCACCATTCACTATTGACGTGAATCTTGAGAATTGGTTGAGCCCTTCAAGCATATTGACAGCGTTATCAAGATTTCTTAACATGGAAAGAATTCTCATATCAACCTGTAACATTGGTGAATTTGCGTTGCCAATATATGATTCTGCGTTGAAATTCTTGTCATCAATTAGTCTTGAGATAAGATCATCTTCTGACAGTACAATCTTGGTTTTATTTTTATTCATTGCAGGATTATACAACGTATAGAGTTCTCCATTAGGATCAATAGTATTCTCAATATCACTAATTATCCTTTGAACATCAGCGAAACCGTTATTTGAGGCATTATCGTAAGCCTCTGTTACTTCACGCATAATAGGCTGTGTTACAAACAACATAGCCTGTCTAGGTGTCATGCCATACCTGAGTAATAATGTATATATCTTATTCGTATACATACCAATATTCGTTCTTGCAAGCACTGGCTTTTTCACACCGTCTGCGGCCGCACCAACAAGCATACCAAGATTAATGCTCTGTAGTGTCCCTTCAGAGTCAACCGTCTCATCAAGATATGCTGAACCATATTCACTTATATCTAAACCTGCAATATTCATTGGCCTAATATCGTTCTGCGCTATTCTGAATCGTCCAGGGCCAGTCATCATACTGAATACGTCGTGAGCAATTTCTTGAACAGCAGACATGGCGATAAGTTTTTTGGCGTTCATACATGCTTTTTTAAGTCTGGCAGCGGTTGACATCAATGAAATGTCAGACCATCTAGGGTCGTATGACAATTCTTCATATTTGGCTGCTCTTTGCTTTGGTGTCATTTGCTCAACATCTTCTCTTGGTAAACCAAATCTATATAACTCCAACTCATACGATGTTTGGTCCATAATATCGAAGTTACCCGGCCTGAACTGTTGTCTCAATGCGTCGTCTCCGGTCATTGCAGCCCACTGCATATCAAGCATTTCGTTTCTTAACGCTGCCTCGCGATTCTTTGAGCCATCCGCCTTATTGTATTTCTCAATACTATAGTCGTCAGCCAATGTTGTTTTGCCACCAATAGCACTTACTCTGGCATCATAGAAAAGCATGTTTCCCTTGTCAATATCGAAGTCTGAATCGTTGATTACTGTAAGTATTAACGGATAAGCCGATGCATCACCTGATCCAGGTAATGTAAATTCAGTAATCATACAAGGCATTATGAATGACTTTAACTGCGTAGGAATACGATAATATATGCACTTGAGTAACTTCTCCGGAATATGAACATCAAACAGTTCTGCCAAATCCTGTACATTTAAACAAGGCTGACCGGCTTTTGGATGTCCGGCAGGATACTTATAAAACACACGCTTTCCACCATTGTCTGGATCAACATGTGTAAGATAAGCCATGACGTTCGAGTTTGGTATAGACTGCATTGTTTCCATATATGCAAACCCGGCTTGATTTTCACGAACATATTTGTTATACGCATCAATAGCGTCCTTATTCGGTTCGTTACCATTATATGCATCAAGGTCATTTGCCTTACAAAAGTCATTATATTTCATGAGAAGTCCGCCATTATTATCCTTAAAGCGCAAATCAAGGTCTGTGCTGCGTCCCCAGTTTGACATCTGTACTGTTTGTCCACCATTGAAAAATATCTTATAGATGGCTTTTCTGAAGCTTGATCCAAGCATCGACTGAACAGCATCTGACAGCATTTCATTTTCAGGAGAGACCGACATAGAACCTCCATGAAGAGAAACTGCACGCAACATGTCGATACTGTATTTAGTTCCGCTCATGACGTTTTGCTGCATCATTCTTGAAAGTGATTTGTTGAGCGCTATATCTCTTGAGGAAGTGTTTTTTCTTGTCATTCCAAGTTCTCCCAGCATTCTGTTTGCGGCATTACTGATAAGCTCTGCGAACGCGTTATTGTATCGCGTCTTCATCTCCTTTCCAGTAATTTGTTTACCACTACCAGGATCATCAAGCCTAGCCGTGTCACTTACATCATTAACGGCAATTACAGCCATCTGTGAGCCAATCTGAATCTTATGATTATAAAAATGGAATGGCACCTCCTGCTGTGTTACATATCCTTCAATGCTGTATTCGTTAATATTATCACGATTATATGTTCCTTCTGTATTATATACAGCCTTTCTTAACGCATTATATGTATCAATTGGAGACAAGTTATTGACATCTGACTTATTGTTGAGACCAACCTTTACGCAAGATTCAAACTGGATTGAATCAATACCGTCTTGTCTGTATGTTCCGGGATTAACAACCCTGCCGCCATGTACTATCCTTCCAGTATAATGTGAGTCCTCCATGAATCTATACAATGCAGCCAACTGAGAATTAAGACCAACATTCGCTTCAAGCGCTCCAGCAAATGCGAGAAGTACTTCTGAGTTTTTAAACTGCGTAGGTACGCGAACATCAGGCATTGTGTCGCCGCCCCTATTTCGCCAAATATTAGATGTTCCAAATGGTTTCTGCGGATTATTAAACACAAACATCAAGTCATCATCAGTCGGTGTTCCGTTGATAAATCTTTGATATATCGGCTCATGCACATTCATGTCCCACGTGCCCGCCATGGCCATCTGTTTGCGAAGACCAGTAAGTGACACGTACGCCTGACCGTCAGCGGTATTTGTCTCACGATACTGCGAAGAAATCATTGGTATGGATGCCTTAATGTTAGCCTTTGCGACAGGATCTATAGTTCTTTCTGCAAGCATTTCAAGAGCTATCTTTATCTGATCCGCTGAATGAGATGATATAATGTTGTCCGCTATTACAGTGTTTCTTATTTTACCGTCACTCACACGAATTGGATTACCGTCAACAAATACAACGGCCTCAGCGTCAAATGGTATACCAGAAGCGTGTTGCTGTGCGTTACGTTTTGAAAAGTTTTCTATTGTGCCATAGAATGCCATATCGGTTGTTGTTATCTCAACTATATTCCATTGCGCAAGCATATTGTTATATACAAACTCTTCAATCGCAGCATCAAGCAGCTCGTCAGCCTTTGTTCCAAGAACTTCTTTTCCTCCATTAAGTTGTCTTATGATCCAATCAACATATTTATATCTCTTGGTCCATACAACTCTGTCCTCATATTCGTCATATACTTGATAAGGTTCCTGCTCAAACACTCCGGAATCAGCGAATGATTGTTTTTCATGTTCAACGGCCTCTTTCATGTGCTCCATGAATTTCTCCTCAAACATATTTGCGAGAGAGTCATCAAGTTTTCTATCATTAAAGATTACATCAACAACCTTTTGGGCAAAATCGGTATCCGTCTGCATCATATAAACAATGGCTGGTATCATATGGAATGACGCTCCTGTACCATTATATATATATATGCCGTTATTCATCACGTCAGATGTTTTTATATCAACTCCATGACCATATTTATCCTTGACAATAGCATCCATCTTGGCATTATTACCCTTAAGCTTAATGTCAAACTTATCAATGTGTCCGTTTTTTTCACCTCTGAAATGATAATCAAACACGCTTTTTGCACGCATTAATTCTTGCATGAATATATCATGTGCCTGTTCAATCAATTCTTGAGTGTATTGATCTTTGTCTTTAACTCTAAGAAATTTAACTGCTTCATATGTGCTCTTATCTGATGCGATTGGTGTCCTGTATATTGCAAATTCTCCATTATTGTCAAAGAAATAATCAGATAACATTGACAATTTATATGATTGGTCTCCCATGTCAGCATAACCAATGTTATTTGATGCGATCTTTACCATGAACTGTAGTGCGTCCCTTGACGACTGATCATTAGCAAGTCTCTCAAGCCATTTAAGGTTCCAATGCCCTTCATCAAAATCAGTGTCTCCTGGAATATAGAACCACATGCTGCGACCGAACTCGTCATTCATCCAATCAAGATACTCAGCGTTTGTATTACCGACCCTGTTTGACAGCTTGGCGAGCAGCTTTTGCATTGTTGTAGGATACTGATAGCTGTAATACATCTTTCCGTTGACATAGCAGCTAGGATCTACACCTTCGTCAGAGTTTTGATAAACTTTCTCAAGAAGGTTACGCATCAAGTATATAACGTTGTTCTCGTTGCTTGGATCCAATGGTTTATATTTGGTGTTTGCCGCGCGAGCGTCGTTCTCACCATTACTAATAAGCTTTGCTATCTTATAAGCTAGTTGAGCTATATTGGCGAATCTGGTCTCTTCAAATGATGGCTTTAAGTTATCTCCGGCAAATAATGACGCAAATTTTTTCTTGTCTACTTTAATGCCAAATTTTTCAATGGCTGAATAAAGTTTTGCAATGGGATTCTTTTCATCAGTGAAGTATGGATCATAATCCTCGTCATAATCTATGATAGAATCAATGTCATTCCATTCGCCGCTTTTGAAAAAATCATTATCCATAAGCTCCCTAACGACAGATGTCGAAACAGTCTTGCTTGTTACGTTGAGTATGTTGGATATCGCAAAGTCTTCTCCTCTGGCATTCTTGCCCTTAACAAAAATATCAAGCCTATTATTCTTGAATATTGGAGCGTTACCCTTTTCATAATCAGCCATAAGTCTTGTAAGAACATAATTGGCTGTCTTACCAGTGTTCTCCATAATGGTCTTCATT